CAACAGGAGTAACCTTACCGCTTGGACCTACTTGCCAAACTACCTCTAGTAATTCAGTTTCTTCAATCTCCACAGCGTCTGATTGCTTTCTTGCATATGCTCCTCTTGGGAACTTAGAAGTGAAGCCTAACTTAGCGAACTCTTTATTAGAATTAAGACGATAAACCTCCCCATCAGTAGGGTAGGTATGTCCTTCTTTAATACCCATAACATTATCAAAGCCCAACTGTGCTAAATTTAACATATCTAGTATGTAGTTGTCATTCACTGTTTCGGTATTTTGAATATTATAAGCTATAAATACTAGATTTGGTACTCTAGTTTTGAACTCTTCAATATCTTTAAGGTTCAAAGCACCTGAGGCATAGTTACGGGAATTTTCAATGTTTTTATCTATAACTACTACTTCACCTACTATCTGAGTGCTTCCTGCAACATCAATAGAGTTTGGAACTAATAATAACATCTTCTCAGTAATATCCTGACCTTTTACCCCATCACCTCGGGTGGCAGCCACGGCTAAATAACCATCAATATAGGTTACTTCTACAGCCGCACCATCCAGCTTAGGGGTTTTAACCCAATGATCTTCAGGATAAGATATATTATATTCTTCATCATCATATACCTTACTCAATGAATACATTTTGAATAAGTGTGTAACTGTAGGGCTCCAAGGCTCTAACACAGTAGACCCAATTTTCTGATAGTTGTGCTTATTCGCTAAACTATCAAATTGAGCATCTGTCATTATAGGCTCTCCTTTATAGTATGCAGAACAAGCTCTATCTAAAAGTTTTTCTACTGCTGTTGTCATTTTTTATACCTTTGCCGATTCTAACGCTAAATGCATTGCATTCTTGCTTGTGTTGTCTACACAAACAGCGATACCATTAACATACTCAGAAGCTTTAATTTTACGTGGACGAGCCAGCTCTTTCACTTGGAAAGTCTTACCATTAGCTGTTTTCTTAGTAATAGTAACATACTTAGGTACTACAGAACGCGGAGCTTTGCGGAAGGTAAAGTTATCACCTTTTAATGCTTTACTAGCTTGTGTATCATTCGGGAACTCTTTCAAGTGTCGCTCTAGCTTACGTTTTTTATTCTTATCGAAGCGCCCTTCTAGCTTATATGCGCCTGCCTGGGCTTTACGGTTTGCCGAAACCTTTAATTTGCTCATTCTTCTTCCTTATCTACAAATGATGTACTAGCCTCGATAAATTCTACTCTTATATTGAGGTATTTTATAAGCATCTCTACCTGCTTTTCTAGGTATTTTATTCTATGGTTAAGCGAACTAATAGTTGTATTACCAACACCAGACTCTAGTAAGCTTGTTAGCTCATATGTGGGTGTGCTACACTCTTCGCCATAAAATATACCAGCATCTTTCAAAGCCTGTCGCAGTTCTTTATCTTTCATATTTTCTCCTATTTAGCAAGCCGTATACCTAAATCTTCTTCCAAGAACCTTAAGTCCCCTAATTCATAAGCAGGTTGATATGCTTTTTGTTTCTCATTACCAAGCAAATATATCTGATATACATTGCCATGGGTTTTGTCTTTAGTTCTAAAAGCCTCTATACGGGCTGGAACATTGTATCTAGCACTGAATACCAAATCACCAACCTCATACTCTGGAGAAAACCCATCATCTGGAAGAACCACAGGATTAAAGTAACTACTACCTACTTCTCGTAAAGGTACTTTATACTTCTCTAATACTTTCTTAAGGGCAGATACGCTTCTAAAAGTACGCTCAGATATTTCCTGTACAGCAACACCGTCTAAATACTCAGATATAATATATTTAATATCTTCTGTACTTACAGGTTTAGTCCTAAGCTCCGCTCTACGCTTTTTAGCATATATTTGCTGGTTTTGCCAAGACTCTATAATATTCCCTAGCCTTGCTGTATTGTAGGAGATATTTAATATCTCACAAGCAGCTTTTTTAGTGATAGGAGGACTAGCATTTAATAACTCAATTACTTTAGCGATGTTAGCATCTGTCAAAATCTCATGATCTTTAACTTTAGTTACTCTAGCCATTATATCTAGTCCTCTTTATAATCTATTTAGAAGCAGCTAATACCGCTGTAAAGTAAACTGCCGCTTTACCTGTTAACTTGCTCAGAATTTCATCATCAATCTCGCCACCAGCTTCTGTAATAGCGGCACTTAATGCTGCAATACATTCTGCTTTATTAACACGAGGAGCTGCACCTTCTTTCTTAGCGGCAGGAGCTGCTGCTGCTTTTTTAACATATACATCTGCTGATGTTAAAATCATGCGGATGCCGTTTGCAGTCTTTTCGTATTCTTCGGCTAATTCTTTAACGATATCCATTGAGTTTTCAGGGGTAGGGTTACGATCTTGGTATGCTTGAACTACTTCTGCTTTTAATTCATCTGTCCACGCTGTGCTCATTTTTATTCCTCTTTTGTTGGTTTGTTTATCAATCTTAAGTAACTATTATACTTTGTTTAGCTGGTTAAATCAAGTAAATAAATTTCTAACTGTTTATGTATGTTTATTTCTTTTCTTTTCTTCAGATTATGTAACTATTATACCGAATTCAGCATAACAAAGCAAGTGAATATTTATCTTTTCTTTCTTAGACAGTCTATGAACTTGTGGCTACCTATCTTTTTTAAGACTTGGTACTGTTGAGTCCAACTGTTGTTTATCTCTAAGGTTGTGTAGCATGTAGCACCTGACACTATCCCCTGCGACCCATATATTATATAATTACTAGCGATAGTAAAAGCTACAGCCTCTGCCTCCCAGTTAAGTATTACTTTAGGATTTTTTTCGTCGTAGAAAGAGAACTGGTTCTTTTGTTTTACTACTTCACATATAGTGTTAGGCCAGTGCTTGCTTTCTACTCTATTAATAATTACCTCCGCTACCGCTCTTTGACCTATTAGGGGCTCTCCCCTGGCTTCGTGGTAAATTGCGGCGGTGAGGCAGATTATTGCTATATCAAGCATTTTCGAAGAGGTTCTCTATGTACTCGTGTAGTAGATCGGCCTGTTCTACACTGTCATGCTCTAGAAGCAATATTTCGTAGTCTTCCAGATGCTGTCGTAACTCTATTAGCTCTAGACTATCCATTTAACTTTTTCATTCTTTGGTATACAGAACGAGTACAATAGCCTAGCTTTTTAGGTACTCCTTTTTCTACTTTATCAAAAATGTAAGGAACTACAAAATCATCAGTAGGCACTAATAAGCCATCTGTGCCTAGTTTCATAACTCTTCTAGCCATAAATTTAGGGTTTTGCCCTACTTCATAACTAGTGTAAGGGATTCCTTGTGTGCTTGCTTCTGCAATTCTACGAAATCTTTTTGCTTTCTTTTGGTTCATTATCTAATCTCCAGAGACAAAAAAGCGACCCACCTATCAAGACAGGTAAGTCGCCCAAATTTAATACTAACGGCTACAAATATACATTGTTACTTCGAAACCGAAGCGCATATCTGAGTACTGAGGTTTTGTCCACATACGTTTCACCACCTTTTAGTTATTAATAGATGCAACTTTTATTTTATAAAGTAAGTTGCCAACTCCATCTAGAAGCTAGGCTACTAGAGCGTAAATGTTGTCATTTGCGTTTAAGTTAGTTCATTCTGTTTTACGAGTATTTCCGCTCGTGTTGTCCGCTTGCCTTCCCCCTCCTGTCGAAACCAAGCTACCCCATCAAAATAATACTAAAACTTCTTATGCTACATGGCGAGAGCCAAGCCCATCGAACGAGAGGAATCCCTAGACTGTTCAGGTCTAGTGCATTATTCAGAAACCGTACAGTCTCTATGTTCTTAGTTCTTTCACTTATAAGTAGTTGTACGACTACCTAACAGCTAAGTATTATTTTGGTGGAGTAGGGCGGAGTCGAACCGCCGTCCAAGAGGTCTGTTGTCTGCTTCATACAACAATAATGCTGATAGCGCCATAAGACGCTACCGTAACCTTTTCTACACATGGCAGATAGGAAAAAAGTACCCACGACAGCAACTATATATCGCTGACTAGACCCGCGGAAAGTAAAGAGGTAGCCTTACGTTCGCTTCCTAGGGTGTTACTTATCAGTCTATTAACCCTCTAAGACTCCGCATATATCTTTATTAAGTGGCTAGGTACTTTATGTTGGTACACCTACGGAGAGTTGAACTCCGATTAATGGCATGAAAAGCCACTGTACTAACCGTTATACGATAGGTGTATAAAAAATGTTTAGAGAAACGTATAAGGTACGACCCTTCAAGTGTATAGCTAGTTATGCCTTACTCTACGCCAGACAACCAAGGTTGCCTACTTAGTCTCTAAATTTGGCGGTTCATGAGGGACATTGAACCCTACAATTCAGGCTTGACAAGCCCGCGTGATAACCTTTTCACTAATGAACCATATTGGTGGTGAGAGTACAGAGATTCGAACTCTGGATCGACTCCTTAAAAGGGAGATGCTTTTGCCGCTAAGCTATACTCTCGTTGTTTATTGTATTCTAGATAAATACTGCAACGCATTATCTACCGACATGTTCTTTAGAACTAAGCACATATTATCCCTAGGCTCTATGTAATGTACTAGGTTAGTGCGTATCATTTCCTTATCTAAGGAATCCCATTCTTCTTTTGTTAGGTCTTCCTTGTAGTCCCTAATGAAGCAAATGTACGCATACTCTAGCGACACTTCTTCGCCTTGTGCGCTTGTTCTTGCTTCGTAAAGCATATCTTCCAATAATGCTCTTGACATACTTATATCTCCAATAAATTTAAGAAAGGTAACAAAGGGAATTGAACCCATCAGCCAACGCGCGCCTGCACAACCAGTGATACTATCGTCATAGCTGTTACCTTACTTAAATTTACTTTTAGTGGAAGCGGGTGTAGGAATCGAACCTATCGCTAACAGGATCAAAACCTGTTGTACTTCCATTATACGAACCCGCCTATGATGTTTCGGTAGACTGTTCGCTTTGTTGTCGTTCTTTCATGTTGAATATTTCATCTTCTATGTATTCCATTTCTAGACTAGCATCTGATATTATATTTATCAATGTCTCGTGCCTAGCGTAAAGTTCTTCTAATTCATAATCTATTTCGTCGTTCATAGATAATCCTCATAGTATAAGTTATGTAGTGAAACACCTAGAGAATAAAGTCTAATTACAAATTCTCCAGTTCACGCTCTAAGTCAGCTAACTCGATTTCTAACTCTTGAAATCTGTCAGTATCTTCTGATGCTTCTGCATCATCCATTAAAAGCCCTATATTATATATTTGGTTTTCAATCTCATTACGTTCTTCTAAGTTCTCTGCATATGCGTGTAATTCACTAGCTAAATAATGTACTGCATAGGGTTCGCCAGTATCAAAGCCTGCTATTTCTAGAGCTTCTAGCAGTTTGTTAATCATTTGCTTTTCTCCGATTTAAATAACTATTATACTGGAATAAGCAGAGTAAATCAAATAAATATTTGGCAAAGGGCGAGGGATTCGAACCCCCACTGCGAGCGTTTGGAGTGCTGCCGACTGCCATTATCATAGCCCCTTGTAACTGGAGCCCTAGGGTTGATTCGAACAACCGTAATCAAGGTTCGTAACCCCGACACCAAGTCCATTGGCTAAGGCAATAATTAAATATAGTGGCTAGGTCGCGAGGTCTAGCTTACGGACAACCGCCTAGCCGTTTAGGTTTCTGGAAGTGCACTCCCGTATGTTTTATTGTTGTTGCTACACTATATATTTGGTAGATCATCTTGGAATCGAACCAAGTTCTCAGGTTCTTCAAACCCGCGCTGAATAACCATACTAGCTCATGATCTTTAATTGGTAGTCAGTCCAAGATTCGAACTTGGATAGCACAATTATCAGTTGTGAATAATAACCTTTATATTAACCGACTGTAAAAAATAATAAGCATGTATTTATGGGACTCGAACCCGCATTTACCCAGGATAGGGAAGTCTTAGCCATTAGACGAACCTACATACTTACTAAAAATGGTGGGCTGTCTACTAAGCACCTCTCATGTGAGAGTTATTTTAAAGCTTTTCGGGTCTAGACGACACAGCCCATTGTATTGGAGCGGATAAGGGTAATCGAAACCCTACTGCACAGCTTGGAAGGCTGGCGACACACCTCGTGTATACCCGCAATTAATAATTATTTTCTTTTATCAGTTTCTCTATAAAAGAAGGAGTAACCTGTGTACCCCACTTAGGTTTTACCTCTTCTCCCCAGCTACTAAGCTTATTAGTTTTAGTATTGAGAATAATAGCTCTAACAAACCCTTTAATGATATAAAAGTATTTTATATCATTGACTACAATCTGTTTCCTACCTTTAGAAGGTATCATATACTCTCCTTATCTAAGTATTTGGAGCACAAGACTGGATTCGAACCAGCATAAAGTGGGTTTGCAAGCCACCGCCTAAGCCGTTCAGCCACCTGTGCATTATTTATTATTGGATAGTAAGCAAGTCCCCAAGGTTCGAGTCCCAAGGTTTGCGTCTCTCGCGTCTACCGCACGTGCAATCTAAGCTTTTAACACCTACCAACACTTTTGTGCGCCTACCTACTATCCAATAAATGCTCGCCTTACCGCCTACCTTACGAACTCGCCCTACGCTGTAGTAGAAGCCCCGATGCCCGCCTACTCTATACTGTATCGGCATCCCTCTAGTTTTCTGTATAGTTACTAGAGCCAGTTCTGGTAGAAATATCTGGGTTCGAGCCAGAAACTGACCGCGTATGAAGCAGCCGCTTTACCACTTAAGCTATATTTCTATAGTGGTATCCTCGGAGGGATTCAAACCCCCCAACCTATTGGGTAGAAACCAACTGCTCTATTCACTGAGCTACGAGGATTTAATAAGTATTATCGTGTTACTACTAATGTACTAAATCTATCAGATAATTTAATATAGGTTATTTTACCCTTTTCTACAATAGAATAGCCCAGTAAGTCAGACTTACCAATAGTGGTAATAGTCCCTGTATTTTCTGATACTACGTTACTGATACGTCTACTGTCTTGGCTAGCAACTTGTATCTGACCTGCGAAGTCGTTAAGCCCCACAACATTCCTTAAAGTATAAGAAGTGTCGTTTGTGTAATATAAAACTACTCGTATTTTCATTTTTAATCCCTACTTGTTTGTTGTAAAATATGGTACGCCCTCTAGGATTCGAACCTAGCACCTAACCATTATGAGTGGCTCGCTCTAACCAACTGAGCTAAGGGCATATAGCTGGTAGTCAATCTCAGACTCGAACTGAGGATCTTCTCCTTGTAAGGGAGTTGCTTTTGCCACTAAGCTAATCGACTTTAATATGGTGGAGGCTATCGGTAACGATCCGATCCTTCCGCATTGCAAGTGCAGAGTCCAGCCCGTCTGGAGTCCCCGTTAAATTAACTTATAAAAACCTAACACCTACGTTTTACCTTGAGACTACATATGCACATGGCTCTTGGTGTACAGTACGCGTTGCAACGCGGTAGGATAAACTTCGTACCGAAGGTACGTTTTAATGTACTTTATTTACATAGGTTTTTATAAACTAACTTTTAGTATATGTACTACGAGTCCAGCTGTAGTTATTCAGGTTCTTAGCTTCTTGCACTGCAGTACGTACGCTTGGGAGATCCCATATATTATGTCATTGCCCCTACTAGGTAGAGGTCTTTAGCAGAACCTATCGTGCCTGCTTTACCTTCCCAGAACTGCTCTTTCTTAAACCTCTCATTGAGGCGAGTATCTCTACTTTTTGGCTTTTGTTCCAGCAAATAAATGGTAGCGAGTGTAGGATTCGAACCCACCGATATTCAGCTTATGAGGCTACTAAGACGCCATTTCTTCATACTCGCTAGAGTTGGTGGGCAATCATTACCACCATTATGGGACGGGTGACGCAATCCACACGGGAACTATTTATGATAGGTTTAGAGTCGTCAAAGGTAGTTTCACATATTCCACTCGACTTCTTTCTTTTGAGCTAGAAGTGTTGATCTTCGCCTTCGTCGCCCATTCTATATAATTCATTGTTTTATTCTTTTTCTCAATCTTAAGTAACTATTATACTTTGTTTAGCAACTTAAATCAAATCAATTATTATCGAACTCTTTAACAAAATCTTCTAATGTTATTACCTCTACAGAAACACCTGCCACGTCTTTTGCCTGCTCCACGAAAGAAGCTAAAGTACTGCTCATTAGCATAGACATTCTTTCTTTGGTTTCATGGCAGATATAAGTAGACCCTGTATGCCCGTGAAAGAAATAAACATCATCTTCTTTCTCGAACTTAGTAATGCCAGAGTTAATTCTCCAACTATTAGATCCTGCAAAACCGCCGAACCAGCCAGCTAATACTTTATATATTACTTCACCCTTGTTTACTAGCTTTAGGATAACAAAGTTATCTGGCACATAATCGCTCATTTTATTTTCTCCAATTTAAGTAACTATTATACTTTGTTTAGCAGATTAAATCAAGTAAATTACCAGTTATCTTCTATGAAATCTATAAAAGCAATAACTCGGCGGTCTTCCCAAGAATTAGCATGGAAAGGGTCTAGTGCTGATGCGCGTACTGCTTCTGCTAGTTTTGGGTGAGCCGCAACTAAAACATTGAAAAGGGCTTGCCCTATGCGTATGTCTTTGTTTTTAGAGTATGCTTCAACTCTTGAGTAATATTCAGTAATTTTCATTATCTTTCCTTTTTCTCTAATTTATGTAACTATTATACTTGTTTAGATAAAGGAAATCAAATCAATAATTTCTTAGCCAACATGTTAATATCTTCAACTATAGTTGATATATTATTTGTTTTAAATGTTTCTGTGTTCCCGTCTACTAAATTACCGGTATTACAGAGCTGTTCAGCGAGGCTTAGTTTCACTTCTTTTTCTAGGCTTTCTATACTTGTTGTGGATTTGTTGGACAGTTCCAGGATTAAGGTGTATTTATTCTGCTTACCAAGACCTTTCATTCTTTCTTTCACAGACCTTGCGGTAATACCAAACTTATATAAATACAGCTTAGGAAAATATACTACATAAAATATACCTTTGGTTCCTCTTATGCCTGACCCGTTATTTCTATTGCAGCAACCAACACACCCAAGACCTCTAAGTTTACTTTTAGGTAGGCTTTTTGATATAAGCCCACAGTTTAGGCATTTGTGATCTATAGCTGTTAGACTGTTGGTGTATTCCTCAAGTACCTCTAGGTATGGGTTTACTTTTGCCAAGGCTTGTTTATACTTAGCAGTAGTGCCTAATAATGTAGTTTGCACATTCGATGTAGTTCCTTCCCTTCTGCACTTATCTCTTACAGAGTTCCAGCTCCTATCTAACTCTAGTGCTATTTCTTCATAGGACATCCCAGAATTTATGAAAGCCCTTAATAGGTCTACTTCTTCATTGTCCCAGTGTTTCATTTAATCTGATTTTTACCGTAGTCAAACCCCAATATATAAGCCTTAGTTTCCTCTTCGGTAGTCCACTTAGGCACTCTCTTACCTTTTGAGTAAATAGCATCTGCTAAACCCATTCGTGCTACTATTTCTAAAAACATTTATTCTCCAAGCCTCTTAACAGCTTTATTAAATCCTCTTCCCTAAGCTTATCTAGGGCTTCTTTTATAAGATGCGCTGCCTTAACAGCCTCCGATTCTGTGCTTAGTAATTCATTAGCTTTCATAATTGCCATACTGTACGCCTTTAATTTGGTACCCCTCCTCGGATTCGAACCGAGACTTGCAGACTTCTAAGGACTGTTCCTCTACCGATTGGGATAGAGAGGCATTATTTAACTTACATCTACATGATATTGAGGAACATCTAGTACATGATTACTATTACCTGGAGCATTTACTGTACCGTCATGATTTCCACCAGCGTTTTCAGCATTGTTGTTTTGCTCTGAATTTCCGGGGGCATCATCGTCGCCGTTACCAAAACCATTATCCTGGTGTTGGATTATAGGTTTTCCAGAATCCAATATATCGCCGATATCAAGGGTGTCACTAGGAGTGCTAGGCTCATCGCTAGAACTACTATCTCCATTAACCTCATCATCTGTGCTATCACCGCTTTCTGCGTCATGATCTACATTTCCTGTGCCGTTAGAGTTTCCTGGATTAGAACTATCTGTCCCATCTTCATTGTTTCCATGCCCATTATTGCTGTGCCCTACAGGATCATCAGTAAGAGGTTCAACAGGAGGCTCAGGGTTAGCAGGATTTTCAGGGTTTTGCACTTCTGGCTCTGGGTCTGAAGTAGGCGTTCCATTTTCAGGATTCTGCGGGGTAGCTCTTGTGCTTTCGTTGTTCTGTTCATTAGCTTTCTCTAGTTTTATACCATATTCTTCTACGGAGTTTTCGAAAGCTAGAGAGATACCTGTTGTATCAAACCCGCTAGTTACTTCTGCCTCAGGAGCTAAATAGTCTACTACTACAGTAGTATGTCCTTCATTACCAACAGCCACACCTGCACCTGCATCAGTAGCATCTAACTCATTAATGCCTTCTAGAAGCTTTTCTTCCTCTAGTGTGATATCTTCTGTTAGAATATCTGTAAGGGTCTCTCCCGTTTCAGGCACTATATCTCTAGGTACCTGCATTGGAGCGTTTAATTCTTCTAATGTGTTCATTAGGTTAATCCTAGTTCTTTATCTAAAATATTAAACATATCTCTAGTAACTTCTACGTCATAAAGACCATCATGTAGTCTATCTTCATCAATTACTATACCTAAACTCTTAGCAACTGTTCCCAGTTTGAAGTTTGGTAGATTATGTCTCTGCCCTATACATGCCGCCATAGCTAAAAGCATTACGTCAACATTAGGATTCCAAAAGTAAGAGCCAAAGAAGTTATCTCCATTAGCTAGAAATACTGTTCTCAGGAATTGGGCATCAAAAGCGTGGCTATTGTAGCCAATCATATAGAACTTATCTTGTGCATCAAACTTATTTATATACTTACTTAGCACTTTTATCAAGTCTTTATAAAACTGCGCTTGAGTTATGAACTTGCCAGGGTTTTCCTCAAAATGCTTATCCATTCCGTTGATGGCTAAGGCTTCAGGAGCACACTTAGACCAATCCTCTGGCTCTATAAACCAATTTAGTCTTTCTACTTCTATATCATTTATTTCTATGATAGCAGCAAACTGTAAAATTGAATCTTTTTTAGAGTCTAGTCCAGCAGTCTCAACGTCCCAAGTAAATTTTTTTATACGTGCCATTTATGCCTGCTTATTTTGAAGATAAAAAAAGCAGACAACAGCAAAGAAAAGAGGTATTTGGAGGATTAACCGAATATTTTCTAAGAACTGTAGCCTGCTACTATATAATATAAGAAAGTAATCTAAAAGGTTATCAAGTCAACTCACCCATAAGGCTTGCCGATGCTTACTAAGATTACTTACTTATATTTTGTTAAGGTTGAGATTACACCTTTAACGGAACACCCATTCGCTAACCTTATTTGTTAGTCGCTTGTCCACTTCCTCTCGGTAGTTGATGCTCATGGTCGCCTTTGATTAAAGAGCTGGGCAGCTGGCTCTGTCCTACATATCTACTCTACACCTTCTGGTTCGGCTATCCCCGCTAAAGGACAGGTCGTTGCGTTCAGTATAAAACTTATTCACCTTGCGAGTGTCTAAGCTCTGGATTAACTTTCGTTTCCAGAATTTGACCATTTACGATATGTAGCGGTTACGTCTTTGCATTTATAGGCTGGATTTGAACCAACATAGATTCCTTAAGAGGGAATTGATTTACCGTTAATCAACAAAGTTATATTCAACTACTAAGTGCGCAACCAGTAATGCCGTAATCTTTTGAACTACGATATAATACACTCAGCTATTGCCTTTCACGCAATTACGTTACTTAGCTGTCTTTCAAGATAATGTTTGAACGATTTCACACGCCACCCATTTCCTATCAAACTGGAACCTGCCCTTGTTTATTAGACTTGGACTGATGTTCCTACCTTTCCCCATTTTTAGTAATAAAGTTTGAGTATAAGTACTTGCCTCTCACAGCAGTTTCATACTTCGGAGTTACCCAGTATGCTTTTCTTATCTTTACGTTCTAATATTCTCCAGCTCTCGAAATTACTGAAGACTTCCTTGCGGAAGCGGGTTGGGCTTGCTTGGATTGACCACCTTGCAGTGGAGAAGAGTTGTTGCTTCTCTCCTTTCCCTAAACTCGCGCCTAGTTCTCATGCCAAGCCATATATTTGTCGGCTTCTGGGAAGGGTTTTACCAGAAATTAAGTTTTTATCTCGTTAATTACCCCGAGGAGCACGTATGAGACCTAAAACACCCTAAACTTGTTGGAAGCGTAACGTGCTTGCCTTGCGTTTTGAAACCGTTTCCGATTTCTCAATCTTATGTAACTATTATACAGAATTAGTTAGACAATTTCAAGTGAAAATTTTGAAACCTTAAATAGTAAAATTGCTTTTCTCTAAATCAGAAAACTATTATACCGAAATCAGGCTACTAATTCAAGTAAATTATTCTGTTGGAGTACTTTCTTCTGTTAAGTACATGGCTTCATAGAGCATCCTAGCTTTGTTTATAGCTACTTCTATAGCTTTCTGCGTTGGTAGACTTCCTGCTTGCGCACCTAAAATAGATGCCGCCGCCAGGTATTGTAAATCTAAATCACTTACTTCAGGTGTTTCTGGAGTGCCTTTAGAGAATATGCCCATATTATTTATACCTTTAAGTTTAAAGAGTCCCACTTCTTAAGTGGGAAATGTTTTGTTGATATTTTATTCCATTCTTTGTCTAGTAGGAATCTGCTAGTTATATTGAACCCATATACTGGTACTAGCTTAGAGTGCTTACATTCTAAGCCTCCTTCTCTAGCATTATCATATATTATACAGTCCCACACTAATACTAGATGTGCTTGCTTATCTTCTTGATAGCAATATACTAGCATCAAATCTTCTGGCTTTATGCCTACCTTTAAAGCTAAGGTATATTTGGCTATTGCGAAATCTTCGCAATCTCCGCAACCTCTAGCCAAAGTTTCATCTAGTGTTTGCCAGTGGTCTTTAGCACCATCTGGCACATACTTTATATATGTATTGAAGAAATTATTTATTTCAGCCATTTTCCTACCATCAGAAAGCTCACTTGTTAGTAAAACATTCTTAATGAAAATATAAGCATCTAATGTTGAATTATTCATTTATACCCTCATTCATATTTGGAGCTAGTTGTAGGATTCGAACCTACGTGCCCTTGCGAGAACGGCTTACAAAACCGTTGCGATCGTCCACTATGCGAAACTAGCATTTTAATTGGTCTCTTTATTAGGATTTGAACCTAAGATACATGCTCCCAAAGCACGAGTGTTACCAGACTACACCATAAAGAGGTTATTTGGCTGGCTTAGTTGGATTCGAACCAACCTCAATTTCCGTTAACAGCGGAACGCAATCACCTAGAGTGCTATAAGCCAATTATATTTTTACTTTCTTATGAGCCGCGATAGCATCTAGTGCTCGCTGACTTGCTTGGTCGGGCAATGCAAAGGTTCTATCCCAGTGAGGATTAACCCTTCTCATTTCCTTACCTTTATATTCTTTACTGGGCTTTATATTACTATTGCTTTCGTGTACTCTACTATTAGTTTTATACTCTAAAACTGTGTTTCTCCATAACAAAGCTACCACTTTTTTAGTATTATCATCAGCCGCTGTGCCTTCTATAATAGAGAAGTCCTCGTCTTTCAAACCTATCCCAAGAGCTGCTACATATTTAGCCAATAGTATTTCTTCTTCTGAGCCCCTACCGCTGGCTAGTACAGCTGTTAAGTCTCTAGACTGCTCTATGTCCACCACACCATATATTTCTATACTAGAGTTAATAAGAGCGTTTAACATATCTAGCTTTTCAGCGGAAGATAATTCAACATCTTGCATAGAATTCTTTAGAAACCTAAGCTGTTCTGCATTTCTTGAATCTTCTAGTGTATTTACTATACTCATTTATTGCTCCTGATCCAAGCTCCCTACCGCTTGGTAGGCTTTCATTAGCAGTTTAAGTGCTTTCTTTATGTTTTTACGCTGCTCTGCTTTTACTATTGCAGGATGATCTTTGAGGTATTCATCTAAGTTGCTGGATATAATGTGTAGTCTGTCTAAGGCTTCTATAATATATCCTTCGTTCCAATCTGCTATACTCATTTGATTACCTTTAGTGTTTATAGACTTGACATTTCCGCTCTAATTGCGTGGTGTGAGAGGTCTTTTTAATTGGCGGAAGCCTAGAGGATCGAACTCTAACGGGAATTTATACCCTAACGGTTTTCAAGACCGCATCCGTCGCCAGCCCTCGGATGGGACTTCCTATATATGTTATGCTCAAGTGGGTGTAGCTACAGCTACGCACTGCCTTACACCGCTCGCTACTAGTCAACTCAGACTCGAACACATTTGGGGTGACGCGAGGAATCTAACCTCTTCATATGGGATCACAACCCAATGTCTGCACAGCAATACGCCACATAAATATATATAAAGAGTGAGCCGTCTAGGTCTCCAGTTATTCCCCTACTTGGGAGACTCCACGCTACAACGATGTTTTGTTGTTTCAACCATTTCAGGTATCATCAGGCGAATGAGTGTAGGGCTAGATGCTTCTATGTCAACGGCTCTGAGAAGCCCACGCTTTATATATACTTCAGTTTTCAACTTGGTGGATATGGGTGGAATTGAACCACCACGGTGTCTAGCACCTGTACGGTTTTACAGACCGCCCCCGCTTAAACCAGTATCGAGCTCACATCCTTTAAGTTACTATTCTCTTTAAGGAATAGCTTTGATATCGTTCTTTCATATTTATTCTCCTATAGTTTCATTTTTCGACCTTTAAGCCACCCATCAGATATATAATCCTCTAGCATTTCTTTAGGTATTTTCTTATTTTTCTTTAATTCTAAATTATATATCCAGCAAGTTCCATACTGGGAATTTTTCTCGCCTTGTTGGTGTTTAATTTTACTTAAAGTAGCAACTAGTTTTTCTTTGGTTTTGGCAGTATGTTTTCTGTCCTGCCACGGATGCCCTCTTTCTTCCCATGTCTTTCTTAAAGCAATAGATGCTCTATTTTTAGAATCCTCTGTTTTTTTGATTCCTGTATTTCTAGGGTTTACTATGCTGCCTTGATTGCTGTTTATGTATGTCCAACCCGTAGACTGCCCACCTAAAACCATATTATAGTTCATAGGGTCTTTTAAAACCTCTTCGGTTACATACTTAGCCTCTAGCATTTTTAAATCTGAGTAATTTTCTGCATAGTCTAATATTTCTACTATAAATTTATCTTTACCGAACTTTTCCACAGCCTTTAAAAGGTTTTTACCTGAGCCTAAGTATCCGTCTGCTAAATTTTTAGTTTTATGCATCCCTACATAGTACATATCATTTACTGTATTAGTAGTAACATATATTATATAATACATTGTTTTCTTCCTCTTTATACCCTTTAGGATGCTAGCATACTAATATCTATTTGTGGCGGAAAGCTGAGAAAACGATTCCCACACTATTTTATAGTGCCATTTGATTAGCAATCAATGTCAGTAACCTTACTGATTAACTTTCCAATTTATTTAACTATTATACTACTTAAGCTCCGCTTATTCAAGTTTATTTTTTCATACTATAAATTTATAGAATATGAAAGTGCTTCATAAAGTTAATAAACCTAAGCGCCTCAAAAGCATAAAAACACCAGTTACTCACTATCGCCTGAAGTAGCGTTAGAACTATATATATTGCCGCTAAATAATCCATCTAATAACACCTTCGGCACTTTTATGCCGTATGAGTAGAGAGCGACTAGTACTTCGTCATTCTCTGTAAGTTCTATTTCTTCTACCCAGACTGTACCATCTGTAAACTGCCCGATTACTTCTAGTTCTATACTTCCAGAGATTATTTCATCGTCTACAAACAGCTCGTCCCCTTGCTGTACGTTTCTAGTACCTTTAGAGTCACTAACTACTAAACAGTCCTCGGTTTTTAACTCCATTACTCTCAATGTAAGCTCACTATTCATATGTAGTAATCCCTGCTTTTTTGAAATATCGGTATTGACTGCCTAGCCCTAGGTTTTTAATTGTTTCTCTGAAAATTTCCTGAGCATCTTCAACAGCTTCATTGTAGTACTCACGCTCTGCTGTGCTGAACTCAGTCACATCTAAGGCTAGTATTTTATCTGAGGGTTTATTCAGTATAATAACAGTACGTTGGCTGACGTCACCAGTTTCTTTTGTGTACTCAAATTGCTCAATCATAATTACCCCCGTGTATATTCTGTAAAGTCAAACTCAATATCGCCTTGCTTACTTGTAGCAAGTACTTCTTTATTCCACTCTTTCTTGTTGATAGTAGGAAATTTAATGTTTCCAATGTACGCTTTCTTTATTTCAGTAAGGTACATACTGTCTGCTATAGGCATAAACATTTTGAAAATGTTAGATCCACCAATAATGAAAATATCATCTTTAACTACATCATACGCTTTTAAGAAATCCGACTCATTGTTGAAATATACAACCCCTTTTCGTGGATACTCTGGCTTAATTCTACGTGTAAAGACAACATTAACCCTATTAGGGAGGGGTATACAGTTGATACTCTCAAATGTCCTAGCCCCCATAACAATAATATTGCCAGTAGTAATATCTCTAAAGTTTTTCAGGTCTTCCAAAATTGGTTCCCAAGGCATTTCGTTTAACTCATTGCCGATGACACCGTTTGAAGCTACTGCTGCTATTAAACTTACTGACATTATTGTTATTTCCTTTTTCATCAAATTAAGTAACTATTATACTTTGTTTGACTTACCAAATCAAGTCAAAGATTCGGCATCTTCATAGGCTTCCACGATTTCCTGAACAATACCGCTTCTAACAATGTCCTCTTTAGTAAAGTAACTAAAGCCTATCTTAGTCAGATGTTCTAGAGTTCTTACTGCATCCTCTAGTCCTGATTGTCCAAGTATATCCTTCTGTCCTAGATCCCCGTTAACTACTACTTTACAACCTTCTCCTAGTCTGGTTAAGAATAGTTTCATTTGATTTGGGGTAGTATTCTGTGCTTCATCTAATACTACCCAACAGTTTTTAAAGCTTCTTCCACGCATATAGGCTAGAGGGGCTATCTCAATATAACCAAGTTTTATTAAATAATCAACATGACTTTTTCCGAGTCTTTCATCTAATACGTCTCTGAAAGGTCTAAAGTACGGAGCGAATTTCTCCTCTATACTTCCTGGAAGAAAGCCAAGCGCTTCCTCCGCCTCTACAACAGGTCTAGTAATTACAATCTTTTCAACTTTTTTATCCATTAAATCCTGTGCTGCCATAGCACCACATAGGTAGGTTTTTCCAGTACCTGCTGGACCCACACCAAAAGTTATATCATGTTCTTGCATACTAATGAGATAGTGTTTTTGAGCAGCATTTTTAGCTGATATAGCCCTATACTGCTTAACCTCTTTATAGGCATAATGAGACTCTTCGTGTACTACCCCTAAGTCCCCTTCTAGTCTTTCGCGTTTTCTTCTTCTCGACATTAAATAGCTACTTTTCCTTTAATGCCAGGATGCGGGTCATAGCCCTCTAATGTTATATCTTCAAAGGTAAAATCATCTATTTCCGTTATCGCTGGATTTAAGTTTAGTTTAGGCAGGTTTTTAACTTCCCTACTAAGTTGTAATTTAACCTGTTCGATGTGGTTACTGTAGATATGCGCGTCTCCCATTGTGTGAATGAACTTCTTCGCATGTCGCCCCGTAACCTGGGCTACCATTGCTAGCAGTAAAGCGTAGCTGGCAATATTGAAAGGAACGCCAAGAAATAAATCTGCGCTTCTTTGATACATTTTTAAGCTTAATCCACCATCTACATGACAGTAGAACTGAAACATCATGTGGCACGGTGGAAGAGCCATATTAGGGATATCTGCAGGGTTCCAAGCATTTACTATTAAACGCCTATCCATTGGATTATCTCTTATTCTTTGTATTACTTCAGCTATCTGGTCTATCTGTGTTACTACATCTAACCTAGACCAATACTCTATATCATCTTCTAGCATTTGTTCTGCTGCGGGGAAGCCTTTTTCTAAAAGAGTAGCCTTAGTGGCGGGACCTTGAACTAGTGGGTGAAATGCTTCCCATGCTCTCCATTGTTTTCCGTACACAGGACCTAGGTTACCTTTTTCGTCTGCCCATTCATTCCAAATGCCCACATCGTGCTTCTGTAAATATCCGATGTTGGTTGAGCCTTGTAGAAACCAAAGCAGTTCGTGAACTATACCTTTCCAGTAGGTTCTTTTAGTTGTTACTAAAGGGAAGCCTGCTCTTAAGTCATACTCTACCTGTGGGCCAAACTTAGAAATAGTACCAGTCTCTGTTCTATCGCCTCTAACTTCACCACCATATAATACCTCCCTTACTAGGTTTAAATAATGTTTCAAGCTTATATCTCCTCTACTAAATGTTCTAAAATTGCTTCGTATACTTTTTCTTGTGTTGTATCGTGTAAGAATAGATATGAAGGAAGCATAAGTGGCATTGCTATCCCAGTAAATACTGTCCAAACTAGGAAAGTTATTGTATATTCTATTTTTGTATCCTTTTCTAACTTTAATGTTTCTTTTGCTTTATTTCTGGCTTTCCTGTACAGTCCGAAATAACTGGAAACACCGAAAGCGGTAGCTACTAGAGCGTATTCTATTATCATTAAATTTCTATTCTCAAATATGGATCAAAGTCGGGGTTTTCTACATATATATCGTAGTACCCCCAAGGGTTACAATAAACTCTAGATTCTCCAATTGAATAATTGCAAGAACTATGTGTGTGCCCATGTAGCCATGTAAGTTTATTACTGTTTAGTAAAGGCTCTAAGCTATTATTAAAGTAAGGATTTAGCACATTACCAAAGTACTTCAGATGTGTAGACTCAATACTAGGGGAGAAGTGTGTTACAACTACTATCTCACCTTTAGTCCTAGGTATAATCTCCTCTAAATACTTTACACTTTCTGTATTCCATCTGCCCATTTCTTCTGGGTCTAATGCTTTAACGAAACCATCATCAGTATCCTCTGGATAATACTTTATTAGCCTGAAATCATTTAACTGATGTTTTATACTCCCCATTAGATGTACTTTATCTGTAATATTAGACCAAAGTGTAGAACCTATAAAGGTTACGCCCTCTATAACTACAGATGTGTTGTTTAAAAAGTGTGCGCTTTCATATTTTGAAAACATATTATCAAGTATGCTGTCTATTTCTAACTTGTCAGATGTTACATCATAATACTCGTGGTTTCCAGCCACATATACTATAGCTAGAAAGTGCGGTATTAGTTCTTCTACTAACTCCTGTACTTCCTCTACATAGCCTATATCGCCTGCTAAAACTAGAACAGTACTAGCATCTTCCTCTAATCTAGGAATATTTATCTGCTTGCCCGTCTCTAAATGTGTATCACTGATTAACCGGATAAGCATTTTATTCTCCTTTTTTATTCATTTATTTAACTATTATACTAAAAACAGGGCGCAATATCAAGTCTATTTTAGGTATCTCTCTTCTACTCCTTTATAAAATGCGCGCACGCGCGTAATAACATACCAGGATAAGATTTGTCAATTATATTTTTTATTTTCTAGGTTACTCGACACAAGGCTTGTAGTTTTCAAACTTGATTTCAGAACCAAATCAACGTATAATATATAAAAAGTGAGGAAAGTAGATGAAATATTTATGTATAGGTCTTCTAGTCTTGGTGGTGCTTCAGTTTGAGACTATAAAACAATTAAACGCAAAGTGTGATAAACCTGCTGTATATAACGTAACTAATGGGAGAGAAAGATAGTGTCAGAATCAAGTGGAACAGATAATAACTACTGGCTTTTAGATATTGTTGATTCTAAAAGATGTGGAAGCTACCAGTGTGAGTGCGAGGACGTAATCGAAGCCTTAGAAATGAACTTTCAGGAAGGAGAGGCTTTCAAAGCTATATGGAGAAAAGCAGGGCAGAGACAGGGGAATGGTAAACCAGGTAACTCAGCTTTAAGAGACGCTGAAAAAATTGCGCATTTTGGGCAGCGCATGGTCGCTATTGAAAGAAGGAAGTTAGGGGAATAATATGAAAGTTAATATGGGCAAATATACAACCTGGGTCGGTCCATACCAGCTGGCAGACTTACTGCAAAAAGTGGGTGTGTCTGAAGACCAATGCCACCACATAGGAGAATACTTATCTAATACTAAAGTAAATGACCTATGTGAGTGGGTAGAATCTAAAAAGAAACGCAAAGTTAAAGTGCGCATTGATTACTTTGATACTTGGTCAATGGATGAAACACTAGCACCAATCATACTTCCTATGCTTAAGCAGTTAAAAGGAACAAAGCACGGTTCTCCTATTGTAGACCTCGAAGACGTACCTGATTACTTAAGACCTTCTTGGGATTACAGACCACATGAAACAGACCCGTTCTATCATTATCGCTGGACTTGGATCATGAATGAAATGATCTTTGCATTTGAAAGCTTAACAAATGATTGGGAGGAACAATTTAATCTTGTGCATGGAGAATGGCACTCAGAAGAGTTAGTAGATAATAAAGCAGGGCATTCTATTCTAGTTTGGGATGTAAAGCCTGTTACTGATTATGAAGGTAGGAAAGCCTACCAAGATAGAATATCGAACGGGTTTAGATTATTTGGTAAATACTTCCAAGCTTTATGGGACTAAAAATATATGAAAATAAAAAGATTGAATAGTTTACTATTCTTAAAAACTATAGGAACATTAGAGCTTACTGTTGCCTCTATTTTTGCATACATCGCGTTTAGTTCTAACTTTATAAATTTAGCACTCGGTAACGCTTTAGTTTCTTTAGGGTTCGCTATTTTAGGCATTAGAAGCTTTTACATAGCACACAAGGATTATAGATACTTTTTAAGACACAAAGGAGAAAAGCAGCATGGCGACTAAATACATAGCTAAAGTAGAATACAGCGGAGAGAAAGGTCAAGAGGAGTGGGCATATTTGGCTAAAGATACTAAAGGTACTGCAGAGTTAATTCAATCTATTGTTTCTTTATATAATAAAGGGTACAGACTGTATGATAACGCAATAGAGCCTTTACAGCTTGCCAAGGACTCTGGGTTCACTAGAGTTAAGTTAGTAACTTTTGAGCCTCAAGAAAACGGTAAGCCCTTCCTAGAAGTGGAGATTGTTTAATGTCAGCAGCAAATTTCATAGGTGGTGGAAAGCAAAGCGATAGAGCAGAAGGAGATTTCTACCCTACACCTCCCGAGGTAACACAAGCATTAATGGAGGCTCTTTTAGAGGATAACCTTTTAGTGCCTGGTTCCCCAATATGGGAGCCTTGTTGCGGCGATGGGGCGATTAGCGAGGTACTTAATATTTATGGACATGATACTATAAATACAGATATTACTAGACGTATGGACGATATGTCAGTTTCAAACTTCTTTGATGTGCCATATATGCCTGCTGGTTGTAATACTATTATTACTAATCCGCCATATATGCCTATAGTAAACGGCAAGAAGAAAGGCGTAGAGGCTTTCATTGAGCATGCTTTCTTTATTCTAGAAGGCTGTGATAAAATGGCTTTACTACTTAAGACTACAGCCCTATCAGGACAGGCTAGATGTAAGATTATGGAAGCGGCAGGGCTTCATACTTTGTACCAGTTTAGGCATCGTATTACACTACATAAGAATGGTATTGTAGTAAATAAAGGTAGTGGCATGGTTGACTTTGCTTGGTTTTACTTTGAGAAAGGGCATAAGCTTCCTCCTATTATTAAATGGATTAGCGTTGATAATTAAAGTTATTTCTCACTTGAAATAGTATTCCTAAATTGATATAATAGATTCTTAGAAATTAGGAAATTAGCAAATGATATCAGACAACTTAAAAAGCAAAGTCTTTATTCGCGTAGAGCACTTTATGAAACTTGCTAGTGTTATATATGCTAGAGACTTTCCTATGCCTGTAGTGTACTTTGATGTTAAAGGTGGTTTTGCAGGAAAGGCTAAATCTTCAGAAAATATTATAAGCTTCAATGCTGTGCTTCTAGCAGAGAATGAAAAGCACTTTATGGAGGATACCATTCCTCATGAGATTGCTCATGTTCTTTGTTACGCTATACACGGCTGGATTAGATCCGCTCAAGGCGGTATTTCTCACCACGGAACAGAGTGGAAAGCAATTATGCGCGCCCTTGGTTGTGTGCCTTCTAGATGCCATGACTTAGATGTCTCCAATGTTAAACGTAAAATGCGCTCATTCAGCTACTTCTGCCCAGACTGCAAGGCTTGCTTTACTTTGTCTGCTATTAGACATAACAGAGCTGTAAAAGGCACTGCTTACAAACATAAAAACTGCACAACAACTATTGAATTTATTGAGGAGATTAAATAATGTCAGAAGAACTATATAAACCAACAAACATAGACTACCAATTTTATAAGCCTTCATCTGACGATTTTGAGGATAATTTCTTTGGTTCTATGGTAGAAGTAACTGCATACTACGATAAAGATGCAGATGAATACCTTATCGGAGTGTTTGGTACTAATGAGTTTGGTATGTTCCTAGGTACTGTTGATATAGAGGCACAAGATGAAGCATTGTTTAATATAATGAAACTAGATGTGGTAACTATAGATGCTTTAAAAGACTTAGGCTTTGAATATACTGAGGGATTTGAAAATGAGCCTAATTAAAACATTAAAGAAAAAACGTGCAGATATAAACGAACAAATACGAGAAATACAAGATGCTTGTACACACCCAGAAGTAGCTATATTAGTATTTAGGTTTGAAGATAAAAAATCAGCTAAGTGTGGGCTGTGTGAGAAAATATGGGAGGTTCACTAATGACAACAAGAGCAGAATACCTAGTAGGAGCTAGAGTTGAGTATATAGGTAATGGTAATAAGGTCGGTTATAGAGGGTACATCACAGATGTATTTGAGGACGGCTCTAAGATTAAAGTTAGTGTTACATTTGACCTACATGCAAAGGAGGGGTCTGGAAGATCATTTGCCTATCAACTATCTTCAGTAGAATGTATAGAAAATACAAACAAAGACTCTACTAGGTACATAAAAGTTATATCTAGTAGCCAATTAAGACAATCAATGAAAGAGGAAAAACAAATGGATCCAACAATTAATGCTAAAACATGTTTTGCTGGTTTTAAAGATAAACAATATATAGATAGCCTTATGAACACTAAAGAGCCAAAGCCAACTAAAGCTGAGAAGTTTAATGCTTTAGTAATCACAGAACCTACATCATTCTACGCAGTATGTTCTGCAGTATCTGGTGTGGTTAAAGTAGTAGAGCAGTTTAAATATAACCCAAAAGGTCTGCAGAAAGCAATAGATCTTGCTGAAGCTCTAGCGCGAAGTGCTGTGGACAGAGCTGCAGTACGCACTATTTTTTATGTTATGGCTTCAGTTTCTGCACACCAAGTAGAACCTCGTCCAGTTGCAGAGACTCGTCTGTATGAAGTTTAGTATATTAGCAGTTGTCTTGCTTGCGCTGACAGGCTGTAATATGCCGTTAGATTCTTCATTGCCTTTACGCTATCCAACGGCGGAGTACTTAATTGTTAGTCCTTACAGCAGTAAGCCTCTTAAAGTTTTAGAGTATGTGCCTGCAGGGTCAATAAGTACTAGGTGTATAGTTGTTACACCTGCGTCGAGTAGAACTAATAGTAATATTTCCTGCTATAAAACAGACACAGAAGAAACTCACTAAAACTAAGCCTGCCTTTACTAGTTAAAGGTGGGCTTTTTTATATTTGAAATTTGAGTAAAAACAAAGTATAATGTATACTTAGAAATTGATAATTTGGAGAATTAAAAATGCTTGTTACTTTAACTCGTAATGATGTGCTTAATATCTGTGATGCTTTAGCTGATGGCTATTTTAATTCTCAGACACTAGGTAATATATGTACAGCAGAGGACTCTGTTCCTCAGGACTTAATAGAGGAATATGCAAGATCTATGCTAAACTCTAAACTAATGTATAATAAACTAATGAAGTCTATAGGCTTGTCTACTAGAATTGGGGATAAATAATGAAAACAATCCTACTATTCTTACTTGTATTTTCTGGTTCGCCAGATGCATCGCCTGAATTATCTCAAACTTCCAGATGTATTATATACGGGCAGAATAGTTCTCTGATTCAACAGCTTAGACAGGTTACACGCATTAATACTGTTGAGGGTTTAATTGCCTATGTTAATAAAACCTCTGGCACTACTAATGATACTATGTTAGCTCCTTTTGCTGCCTTAGTTGTTGATAACTTTAATATTAGGGAGCTTCCTAGTGTGGTTGAGTATGAGGTATTGGTACAATGTCTAGCGCTGTAATTAAAGAAATTATAGGCACTATTGAGGAGCTTTGTATATTCCCAGAGTATGAGTTTATTGTACCTATTACAGAGGTCATTAACCCCATTGCAGGTAGTAAAGCACTTCCTGCTCAGACTTTCGAGACTTCTCCTGCCTTTAACTATAGAAGTTGGGCGGAGCCACATAGCTACTCAGGCAGTTTAATCATGTTTAGGTTTGTTATTATTTCCCCAAAACATCTAGACCTACCGCCTAAGCTAATGTCTGAAGCTATGGTGCCTTTAGCTGCATATAGTATGATGGTGGCACCTTTAGAGTCTTTTACACTTAAAACCTTAAGAGAGATTACAGTATGAAAATGGTACTAGTTCCGCAATCAGATTTAGATGCTATAGAGCAGGCTAGGGTTGAGCTTTTTAAGTTTATGGAGATTATTAAACCAGGCTTTGGACACGACTACCACCTGCTATCTAACGTATTAAACATAACAGAGCCTATGTGGAAGGCAGGCAATAAACGGTACAAGGAAATAAAAGAATGAAATGGTTTACATCAGATTCACACTTCAACCATGCCAATATCATTAACTGGAGGGGTAAAGATAATCAAGCCCCAGGTGAGCGATATAGACCCTTTGAAAGCATGTTAGAGATGAATGAAGAAATGCGCAGAATGTGGAACCTAAGGGTTAAGCCTGATGATACGGTTTACCACTTAGGTGACGTAGCTTTTGCTATTACTAGAGATAAGTCCTTAGATTTACTAGAAGGGCTTAATGGCACTAAAGAGTTAATTATGGGCAACCATGATACTTGGAATGATTCTATTGAGGAAGGCTCAGTTAAGGACTTAACTAGGCACTTCCATAGACTGCACGGTTGCAAAGAGATTGTTATTGGTAGTGCTGTAGGTATTATGACACACATTCCTGTACACCCTCAACAGTTAGAGACTCGCTATGCTTTTAACTTACATGGACACTTACACCGACTACAAATAGAAGACCCTCGCTATATTAATGTCAGTGTAGAGCTGCACGAGTATGGTCCAATTAGTGAGGAACTAATTCATGCTATGTTATCTGTTAGAGGAATTATTGATGCTTAAGTATAGAACGGTAGGAATGAGAAACGACACCTCTTTTAGGGTAGAATTAGGTTTCTTAGGTCTTTGGTGGAATGGATATATTTGGACAAACTATTTTAGTGTAGAGTATAGGTCTAGAGAAGGTGCTATAAAGGCTGTTGCAGGCTATAAAAGCCGAATTAAAGTAGTTTAAAAACAAATTAGCCTACCAAGTATTTACTATTTGGTGGGCTTTTTTGTATTTGATTTCCATGTTAAAATTCGGTATAATAGTCTCATAAAATAAAGAAAAGGGAAAAAGCATGACATACACAGAACGAGAAAAACAAGCCAAAGCGTACTACGCGTTAGGTCTTGAAAGAGTTAAAAATAGCCCTGAGCCTGAAGGTCAAAAGTTCCCATGCGGCTCTAGAGTTAGGGTATCGAACACTTTAGCACCTAATAAAAGCCACTTTCATGCAGGTGTAAATGCTACTGTAGAATACACTTATGCCCACGCCTATGGCGGCTCTAATACTAAAGACTACAAACTAAATATTGATGGGATTGGCAGTGTTGCTTGGTATCAGGAAGAAGAACTAACTCTGATAGAGGCTATACTATGAGAATCAAAACTTTCGCAAAGAATACGCCTTTTAAGGATAATAAAAAATGAACAAGTATGACCCATTCAATGAAGGCATAAACGCAGGTTACTTCTTAAGTGTAACATCTTGGGAGAACGATGCAGACGCTTACTCCACTAATATTATGCAGGGGCTGTCTTACTATGATGCTAAGTTTTATGTAGACATGGCTAATAGGTTCTCAGCACATGGAGGTATGGGAGGAGCTTTTGTATCTGCTGAAAGGCTATTCGATACAGTTATGCAGCTTAAAGAAGACCACCCACATGTTTCAGAAGAAACTAGAAATAAATGGTTTCCTCAAAAAGGTGATGATTATTGGGAGGAGGACGACCAATTTAATACTGACTGGCTAACAGAAGGAGACTACTTCTGTAACTTCGAAGATACTATTCTAGGTAGCGCTTGTAGTGAGTACTACGGTAGGGATCAAGATACTTTTTATTGCAGGGCAGTAGATAAAGTAAGGTTATTCTATACACCTAGAGAAATGTCAGAAGTAATATACCTTAAATAGAGGAACACTAAAATGAGTTGGAATAATGCGCTGCCTGCGTGGATGTTTCTGCCTGATTTTAGAAATGCTGTTGATGCTTTCGCAAGGGGAGAGATTACTGACGCAGAAGTTTACGAAGCAATAAAAGACCTGGACTATGTGCCTGAGACTGTAAAAATTAACTGGAGAGATAACCCAGACAACTTATAAAATAATCAAGCCTGTTGAACATTTACTGTTTAGCAGGCTTTTTTTGTATTTGAAGCTCGAGCCGATTTTCTGTATAATAGTCTTATAAAATGAAGAAAAGGAAAAGAAAATGAATAGAAAATTTGCTGAATTACTACAAGCCCAGCGTGCGCTAGAGTTTGAGCAACGCCTTCGTAAACTACAAAAAGAAGCACAAAGGAAAAAACTAAAATGAAACCAATCGAATTAGAAGAACTACTTAAACAACTACAAGACCTTGAGCGTCAGCAAGAAGAGTCAGTAGCTGTAGTTGATATTAGAACTGTGGAACTAGAAGAGGCTGAGTTAACCTTAGAAAAAGCTAGAGAAGGTTTACAAGATGCAGAAGATGCCGCTGACAAATTTGAGCTAGAATATAATGAGTCCCGATCTGCTCTCGTAGAGGCGATTGGGGAGGAAACAGTTAGAATATATAACAACAAGTATGCTGCACAAGGATAAATAATATGGTACACATATTCGAAACGTTTAACCGCTACAGCCACCACAAGTATTTCAACTGCACAATGATGGAAGCATTTGCTAAGTTTCAAGCTGAGTATTCATTAACGGAAGATGAAGCGGTTGAGAAGTATGATTTTGATAGGAGTAGATAATGATTAGCGAAATACACACAGCAAGTTGCTGCGGGAGAGACGAGATGATTAATGGTGGTTCATTAAAATCAGTTGCTATCTCAGCACTTGAGTTTTGCGAGCAATTATGAAACAGCATCAATAAGGAAGGTGAGTGATATGGAAGGATTTAGAAGGGTTTATGCTCACTTTATACATGAAGCTAGAGGTCTTATGTTCAAGCAAAGAATCGAGCATACCCCCAGAGTTGGGGATGGATATGTCTTATGTTACCCATCTAACAGCAAGTTAATACTTAGTGGTAAGGAGAAGATAAATGAGCAGGACTGACCGATTATTCGTAGAGCACGTAACAAAATGGAGGCTAAGTAAATGAGTAATAATATGCTTAATTTAACACAAGAAGAACTACAGCATTGAGTATGCAAGTATATTGAGTTTGCAAGGGGAAGCAAAATGATAGATAGATTCGATTTAGAACAACAAATTCAAGACTGTTGGGAAGTTACTAAAGACCTTAACTACCTACAAGACTTAGCAGAAGATAGTGATAAACTACTTAATGCTTTGATTGGTGTGGAAAGTATTTATGAGATTAAATTCAATAGACTATTCGCAACATTTGAACAACTAATTAGACAAGGAAACATAACATGAACGCACCACAAGTATATTTACTAGGACACGTTTCCCAGTTAGCAATTGGTTTAATGGTAGAACATGATAGCTACTGTACCCCTCAAATGTTGAAGTATAATGAGCCGTGTCTCTGTGGGGCTGAGGACACTAATAAAGTAGTTAGAGAAATAGTAGAAATACTAGATTTAATAGTTGAGGACTCAGAAAATGAAACTATATAGAGTAAACTTCGAGCATTTCGCACCTAGAGGCTCAAAGGATGGGTTACTATTCTTCACATTAGCAGACAGCGATGAAGAAATGGCTAAGCTAATAAATAAGATAACCCATGGACTTTACGAAGACCTAGAGGATTTAATAGATTTCAGCACTGAGGATGATTCTTACTCTACAGAAACTGTAATGCAAAGAATTACTAGAACTAGGGGTGATATGAATGACGCTGAAAATGATCAATACACCCCTTACGAAGATGCATACTATGGAGTTACATTATACGGGTGGGAAGAAGTTCCTAACTATACGTCAGCCCAGGTTGAAGTACTCTTGCAACTAAACCTACTCTATGAGGATAATAAAGATGAAAATTAATGAACTAGATTTTGACTCTCATCCTGGAGGTTTAGGGGGCTCTAAAGCAAAAGTTAAGTTCGCTAATGGTTACTCAGCTAGTGTTGTTACTGGAGATATGTTCTATTCTACAGCAGATAGTCCGTATGAAATCGCAGTAATAGACAGCAATAATGAAATCACGTATGATACACCAATCACAGATGATGTACTTGGTTATCTAACAGAAGATGAAGCGAACGAAGTTCTAGCAGCAATCGAAGCATTACCACCAGAAGGAGTAAAACTACTATGCAAGAAATAGTACCAGGAAAAACTTACGTTGTGGAGGTGCACCAACACCTCTCGAATGCTGCATCTAATACATTAACCAGCAAGTTTGAGCAAATAGGGGCAAACCTTATACTCTTACCAGTAGGAGTTGTACTACCTCAAGCAACTAAGTCTTATGAGTTTGGTAGTTTGTTTGAAAATGAGCAGACTGGAAATATCTACATTCTAGCACGCAGTGAAAGAGGAGCTACGCTAGTTAATATTAGAACGGGTAGTATTTATCATGGGCAGGTAAATACGCTAGGAGTATCAGAGAGTGAGCTAAGTCAAATAACCGCAGGCTCTTGGTTTGTGAAGCACCTTCCTAACTCTAAGCTAACACTAATTTAGTAAATTTTCGAGTACTCGATCAATCTAAGAAGCTAACCAAAACAAAGTATCCAGACTCAGAATTAAAGATTTAGCTAAGATATTTAGGTAAAGTATTGACTTTTGTAAATTAATATGGTATAATATTTATATAATTTGAAAAACAATAATCACAAACGAGCAAACCTCCTAAAGACGGAGGGGAAGAACTAAAAAATCTTGCATGGAACTCAAAGGAAGGAGAGATTTTTACTATGTTCTTTCTTCCCTACTTCTTTCATTAGGGGCAGGTTGCTCTAGTTTGTTAGATTACAAGCCCAAAGCCATAACTACGTAAAATGATCGGTAATAAAAATTAAAACCTAACCATACTACTAAAGATACTAAAAAGGGAAGTCTTATTAACTTAAATGGAGCTAATAAGACTTCCCACATTATTTATACAATTAAATTTACGCCTATACTTTGCTGTTTAGGCTTTCTTGCGTATTTAAACTTTCTACGCTAATCAATGAAGTACCATTCTAGATAACACACTATTCTAGATATAAAAATTCTAGATACAATAACCTATTCTAGATATAGAGAAGATTAATGAAAACAAAACAAGTAAACTTACTAGCTACTAGATTCCCTATTGAAAAGGCTATGAATCTAGTACAAAATAGAGACAGTAAAGTACGTGCCCCTCAGCTTAAAGTACTGTGTGATAGTTATGGTATAGCGACTGGGTGTTTGAGCCTATTTGCCCATATACCTCTCGTAAGAGAGGAGACTGGGCAGTTATATAGTGTTAGCAAAACTTTAGAGGCTTTGTGGCAGATGAAAAGCCTAGTGACTAAGCAGGGGGAGACCTTAGATCCTGTATTTCTAGCACACTTAGTAAATTTCATGGGTAAAGCTAATCCTGGGGAGATAGCAGGAAAGGGATCTATGACAGATAAGACAAGCGGCTTTGTTCCTAAGTTTCTATACGCTCATAAACTATATAATGATATACCTTATGAGGCGTGGGATAAGGAAGATAGTCGTATGGCTTTAGCACTTGGTAAAGGTTTAGAGTTTATACTGCCTGCTAGGGATATATTTACTCCAGAGGTTATAGAGAAATACATAGCGCCAAACGTAGCGAAGCTACGGGATGCGGGATTAACTAATAAAGAAGGCGTCACTAAAGGAGCAAGCACTTACGGGATGCTTACTGCCGCAATAGATGCTCTAGTAAGTTCTATAGTAGTTGAAGATGATGAAGAAGCAGAGAACTTAGTTGCTAACCTGCTCAAAAATAGAGCACTAGTAACTAATACCTTTAGAATACTACTACAAACATATATGGCTAACAGCGTTAAACGTTCTCCTAATATGATACTAGATATTCATAACTGGGACAATATGCCAGAGAGTATAGATGTTGACTCTGATGAGATTCATGAGGTTATGCGCGGCTCTAAAACTAAGCCTATTACAGATAACCTACCATTCTAGAATATTAACTAATTACTTAACCTATTTGCTGCCCTTGTTTGCTGCGTAGCAGCGTGGATGGGGAGGAGAATACATGAAAAAGAAAGATATGCTACTATTAATAGAGCAGCAGTCAAAAGCTATAGCAGATTTAGAAAGACGCCTGCTTAACATAGAGATAGATAGAGCTACACACCGGGGTCCCTTTGAATGGGAGCAACCACCAAGAACTCCATTTCACTTAGTTATAAAAGGACATACTAATGAGTATTAGACAACTAAATGAAAAAGAAGCACTAGAACTTATACAAGAGCTGAAGTTTAAGCTACAGAGGACAAAAAGAGCACAGGCTGCTTTAGAGCGACGAATAGCATGCTTAGAAGGTAAGCCTTTACCTTACCATATAATTTAGGAGAACATATGTCAAACATAACACTTGAAGGACGTGTAGAGATACTAGAGACTGAATTAGATAAGGCAATAGGATACCTTGATACACTAAGTGACCAGCTGGCTAGAAGTGCCGCACTAAACACTAAGCTAGCTGGTGAAGTTGTAAAACTCAAAAAGTATATAGACTCTAGCTACAGATAAACAATCAGCCCCTTAATTGGGGCTTTTTTATGTCTGTATGTTTTGTACTGCACGATTTCACACTTACTACTAGATAGCTCTGTATATCTGCCCTGAATATTACCCTGAAATCATTAGAAAGCAGCGGCTCAAGATTTCAAGTCTGAAAATCGGCGCTGCCAGATCAATTTCGGCGCTATTTTGTAAATTACCGCATATAATTCCCCAATCAAGTGAATTACGGTAGATAAGTGTTATAACCTGCCCAAATATGCAGAATACCTCTATAACCTCCCCAACCTGCCGCGAAGCGGCAAATAGGGGGATTACTGCTCAAAAAGGGCACTTATTTCCTAAATACGGGTTTTATTGTTGATATGTGTAAAATAGCGATATTTCCCCTATTTGTTCGGTTCCTGCACAAAATTTTGAAAGTTTCAGAATTCCTCATTGTAAAAAAATAATTCACCATATGATCTTCCTCGATTGTGTAATTGTTGTAGGTTTTCTTAGTTTGGGGAACACCACTTTTGCCTGAATCTTCACAACTCAGAAAGTAAGAGGTATACCTATGGCTCTCATCACATCATCCCCAAATTGGGTACGATGATCCCCAAATTGGGGATTATCCAACTTTATATTAACCTATCTCCCCCGTCTAGCCGCGAAGCGGCGGATAGGGGCAGTTATATACAATTGGGGAGAAATAATACTTGACATTTACAAAAAAGTAATTGCTTGGTGTCCCTAGTCCTGGGACACGGGACAGACTTCCCTCTTCTTAAAATCTGGGCAACCCACTGCCGGAAAACACAGTTGACAACTATGTATGTCTGTGTGTTATAATGGGCGCCCTGAAAATTTACAGTTGAGCACTGGCGCCGAGGGGGCGGTATAAATAGACTACACAAAAACAGACTATGCACTTTTGAAAAACTGAGTTTGAAATTGACTTGACAAAAAGTATTTGGGAGGCGTATAATGGCGCAGGCTGGGAGAGGTCATTTATTTTGGGCACAAAAAAACCTGCACAAGGCAGGCTTAATTGTTCAAGAGAACTTTACTCCCAAGGGGAAGTTAGTTGAGTGATGATTTTTTGTAGTACAGGTTTAGTAACCTTTTCTAGGCACTCAACCGCTTCTTCTGACTCACCCATTAGGTGGGCAATTTGAGCTACTAGCTGGTCTTTACGAACGATAGGATCGCCAGATTTAGTAGTCTTAGCTTTAGGTACATAAACCCGCTCAGATGCGAGCTTCGCTCTAACGGAGGCTACTGGGCGTTCGAACTTAGCGGCATAAGTAGATACCACTGCGTCGCGTGCTTCTTGTGTTTCAACGGCTGTATATGCTTCTACCAACTCTAGTGTTTGATCTTCAGTATAACGAGCACCTGTTACTTTAGCTTTGTCAGTCATGGTACGTTCCTCCAAGGAATTCGATGATTGGGAACCATTTCCCAATTCAATATATATATTATACGCTTGATGAGGTCAGAAGTCAAGAACTATTTTTTCGTTGGGTGGTACTTACTTCTTGAAACTTTCCTCATCTGATAAATACTATTATACGCCGATCAGGAACTATAATCAAGTTTAAAAATATTTACTTGACATATGTCGCTCTGGCACTGTCTGCACGCACCTGCCCCCACGGCACTCATGCACTTGAAAAAAATTGCAGTTGCGCACTGGCGCAAAAAGCTTGCGCTTTTTGTGCTACCGTCAAAAAATTGACGCGTCAAAAAATTGACGTCAAAAAAATGACGCGTCAAAAAATTGACGCGTCAAAAAAATGCCGCGTCAAAAAATTGACAGTCAAAAAATTGACAGTCAAAAAATTGACGTCAAAAAAATGCCGCGTCAAAAAATTGACAGTCAAAAAATTGACGTCAAAAAAATGACGCGTCAAAAAATTGACAGTCAAAAAATTGACGCGTCAAAAAATTGACGTTTTTTCATGGCATGATTCTTGCTTGTTTTTTCATGGCATGATTCTTGCTTGTTTTTTCATGGCATGATTCTTGCTTGTTTTTTCATGGCATGATTCTTGCTTGTTTTTTCATGGCATGATTCTTGCATGGTAAAATAAATTTGCATGTGGACAAGTAACCTGATATCATGGTATCGTGGGAGTCCGTGCATTTTTCGGCGCGCCCAAATGCGAATCATTCTTATTTACATTTGCGGGCGTAAACCTAAGTGCAAATCTAAATGAGAATGATTCGCATTTACGGCGCGATATAATGAATGGCTAACGCCATGCCATTTTGGCGCAAAATTCGTGCCAAGTTTTTATTTTTGGCAAAAAAAAACCCGCTATATAATAACGGGTTTTTTTGTCCTCAGGTGCTAGATCGGTAAGGTAAAAGTAACAAGTAAAAACAAGATAATAATAAAAAATATCAATTTAGCCATGCCAGAAAAGAAAATTTTCATAGTCTAGTACCCTTGATTGCTCAATATATGAATCGTTTCAGCGTGTGGTATCGCTTGCTTAAATTGTTTTAAGTATTCTAGATTATCATCATAAAATACGACCGTTTTTATTGATTTGTATATCTGCAAAAGTGAAGCAACAAAAACGCCTTTTATATCGTTGGCAGGTCGTTGATCTTCCTCGTTGATCCTATGGCTCAGGTAATCTGGAAAGGCATCAAGATGATCAAAGACCCACCGATCCGAAAGTTCACACCATACCCTAGCGGTCGCGATAACGACCACCACGGTCGGATCTTTGATCGCCGCGTTATAAAGCGCGATATTTTCCGCTATAGGAAGATCCTCCGCTACTTTATGAGAATTATCGCGCCAGTGTTGAAGATCGATCCGTGGTTTTTCGTGCGGTTCGGTTTTTGCTAGTTGGTAACGATTCGAGCTATCAGCAAGCACGCCATCGAAATCAAAAGTTATAATTTTATTTTTCATTTTATTTTGCCCCAAGTGGCGATCCCTTTCGGGATCGCGCTAGTTGATTATTTAATTAGCGGAAAAATGGTTATTTAGTTGATGGTCGTGCCAGCTATACGGTCTCATATTTTCACGCCAAGCCCGCTTCTTTAGTATGTGCTTTAATATTTTTAGCTCAAAGTCTCGCGCATCTTCTAAGGCTGTATGCGGCTCAGTAAGATCCGCGCCCGTCACAAAGTGAGTGACGCGCTCCGCGCTAGTTTGGATCGTCATATTGCCTTTTTCGGTTCTGTTGTTGAAGTAGTGATTATCTAAAACAAATTTTTTGTATTTTTTCGTGTTACAGATATTACCCACGCTCGCTTGCCAAAGGCAAAAACGACGATCAAAGCGAGTGAGATCAATTCCAGTATTCGCACATTTTCCAAGATCAAAGGCTAGATTATACGCTGTCAGCTCAGGATTGTATAAGCTGATCGCTTTGTCTAACCAGCGGTTGATCGCATTAACGCTTGCCAGTACCCGCGATCCGCTGTTAAGCATACTATTATAATTTTCGGTTCTTCTTTGTAAGCCTCTCATGTTCCAGATCTCTAATTTACTGTTCTGATCGTGGAACAGTTTTTTCTCGCCAAATTCACCCGCGACAAGTACGCCGATCTCGTGGAAGATCACACCGTGCCGATCACATACCACCGCGCCAAAGTCCGCGACCGTATCTTCCTCTGTCGTTTCAGTGTCTACTATAATATAAAATTGCTTTTTCATTATATCGCACCTGATACGTTGATAATAAAAAGGGCAACGTTTAAGGCGGCTAAATAGTATAACTTATTGCTTAACGCAACAATCAGCCAAGCCACGCAACCCAACGCGCCTAAAATAAACCCAAGCGCGACGCCTATAGTAAGTAAGTATAAGCCAGCCACCGTTAAGATCGCCGCAACCATTTCGAGTCCTGTTATAATCGTTTGATTATAGTTTTCTATCGAGTCATCGTATATTTCGTTATTCATAATTTTAGATCCTAAAGTGAAGGTCGCCAAAGGCGGCGACCTTGCAAGGTTTAACGGTTTTTAGATTGCTTGATCGTCATTAAGGTCGGCGATTTCTTCCTCAGTCATTGACAGCGCACCTAAGATAATATCTAGATCATGTTTGGTACATTTCTCCATGCTATCAAGTTGAACACCACCACCGATCAATTTTTCGATCTGTTGAACCTTGATCGCTTTGCTTTCTACCTTTGATCCTGTTTTCGTGGTGTTTTTTTCTACCCCGTAAAACGTGATCTTGTTTTCTGCATCGCGGCTCAGGTTGCTGATTTTAGCAGTTAAAGACCTTTTATTTTTTCCAGTTGATAGCATTAAGCCAATGATCGCGGCGACTTGATCGGCGTGGTTTTTTACGCCTTGCATCGCCTTGATCACTTGGCTAGTTGTATCCGCGTCATAGTTGGCGACCGCTGATTTTGTTGCAGTTGTTGAAGTTGTCATTTTTAGATCCTCAGATTGAAAAGCGGGAGTTATCCCAATAATGGCAAAATTGCCAGTCCTACATTATACGCGAGAAAACCCGCGTATGATATAATAAGTAAAAAAATTGTTTTTATCATTTTAATGTTCCTTGTCTTTGCCTATGAGTTTATTATACAGAAATAAAATTTTTCAGATCGCATTAAAATAAAAAGTCCTTATAAATCAATGACTTAAATTTTCGACCAGCCGAAAATTTGCGCAAATCAGCGCAAATCTTAAAAACTCCTTATAAATCAAGGTGTTACAACCTAGCTTTGTTAGTGTAAATTCTCATGCCGTGGGCAAGATCCATGCCATCTGGAATCCCTAGCAAGATCCATGCCATCTGGAATCCCTAGCAAGATCCATGCCATCTGGAATCCCTAGCAAGATCCGTGCCATCTGGAATCCCTAGCAAGATCCGTGCCAATGGGGGCGGTTATCAGACATGGCACAGTTCTTGCAGGAGAGCCCACCCGCGCGTAAACCATTTGGATTTTTTCGTTTTATAAGAAAGGTCTATCTATACACATCAATACAAATGCCCTAATCTTCCCTTGTTTCCAACAACCGCCACCAATAAGCGAAAGCTACCGAGACTTGTCTTCCACAACACCAAACACCCCAATCCTCAAAAAATTATCAAAGTTTCCCGAGATTTACAACTTCGTTAATCCTTCCCCTCCCTACCATACCTCCCACAATTTCAAAAAGTAATAAAATATCGATACACTTATGTGGTACAAAAATATTTTTCTTGACATTCGCACACACTTGTTGTATAATGGTCGTATTAATTAAATATACTGGAAAAAACATGTTAGAAGACAACTACGATACACAACCTCAAAATTCCTCACTAGAGATAATGCCCTCTAGTCGCCCTGAACCAACAGTCTTAGACGAAGAGTTCAATATATCACCTGAACACTTAGAATTTGCTAAGTGTTATTTATCATGCCTAGATTTAAAAGAGACAGGTAAACTAATGCGTATGTCTCTAGAAGAAGTCACAAAAATGATGCGTCATAAATCTGTACGCACGGTAGTAGACCAAGCCTTCCTAGACCAAGGATATATGAATAGAAGTCGCATAAGTAACGCCATGTCTAGCGTCATCGACGCTAAGCTGGCGGAGATGGAGGAAACAGAACTAGTCAGTAGTAAAGATATTTCAGAACTTCTCCTAGCTGCGCATAAAATGAGAATGGAAGAAATGAAAATGCAACTTAAAATACTAGAAGTTGAAGCTTTAGGCAGAACTAAGGTTGGAACGGCAGTACAAATTACCAATGTTGGGGACTCTGTATCATCAAACTACGGTTCTTTACTACAGCAAATTATAGGTGGGAAGAACAATGGATAGGTATATAATAATCTTAATAAGCTTAGGGTGTATAGCGGTGCCTTATTCCGCTTATATAGGGATATTTGGTTTAGCTTATATATTGGCGACCGTATAATGTTTACTATATTAGAAGTAGCAGAAGAGCTAGCAGTATTAAATAGTAGTTTTGAACTTAGTCTATTTGATGGAAATGAAGAAGAGTATTATTTAATGCTAGCGTATGGTGGGATAGACGAACCTGATTTTGGGGTAGAAGATGAATAGCATGAAATCCGACTTATATATGAGGGCTACACATGCTAACGATAAGTAGACCAGACGTAAGAAGTGATGAGATTGTCCTTCGTGATATTAACGATAGGTTCTTAAAGCTCCCAATAGAAAACTATCTACCAATGTTAGATATTAAACCTAATGCTCCTCAGATAGCTGTTATAAACGCTGTAAATGACCCAAAGTATCGTTTTATAACTGCATGTCTTAGTAGACGTGTGGGTAAGACATTTATATCCAACGTAGTAGGGAACCTAGTATCATTAGTTCCTGGGGCTAACGTACTTATAATGGCACCGAACTACTCACTATCAACAATTTCTTGGGATCTACAGAAGGGACTACTTCGTAGGTTCGACATAGAGCTGGACAAATCAAATGCTAAAGACAAGATTATCGAACTTACTAATGGTAGTACAATTCGTGTCGGGTCTGTTAGTCAGCCTGATTCCGTTGTTGGTAGATCGTATGATCTTATTATATTTGATGAAGCTGCCCTCGCCGATAAGGGAGGCGATGCTTTCAATATACAACTACGTCCAACACTAGATAAGCTAAACAGCAAGTGTATCTTTATTAGTACGCCTCGTGGTAAAAACTGGTTTAGTACTGTTTTTGATAGAGGCTTTTCCGAGGAGTTTTCGGACTGGGTTACTATACATGCAGATTGGCATGAAAACCCTAGAGCATTAGAAGCAGACATTCTAGCAGCTCAGAAGTCGATGAGCGATGCGGAATGGAGGCAGGAGTACTATGCTGACTTCAGTGTTTTACAAGGAAAAATATGGGCGTTTAATACAGAAACTATGGTTACTAATATAGACCTTAGCATGTTAGGCGTTTCGGACGTAATTGGCGGGATAGATATGGGGTACAAGGATCCTACAGCTGTTTGTGTCGCCGTTACAGACGGGTATAATATCTATATTGTAGATGAGTATGAAATGGTGCAAAAATCTACTGAAGCACATGCTGAGAGAATACATGTGTTGATGGAGAAGTGGGATATCGATCTCTTCTACATAGACTCCGCAGCAGCCCAGACGCGTGCGGACTTGGCAATGACATACGATATTACAACTATTAAAAGTAATAAGTCTGTTCTAGACGGTATTGGTTTCGTAGCTTCGCTTATAGATAATGATAGACTTAAGGTAGACCCTAGATGTGTTAAATGTATTGCTGCATTGAATAACTATAGCTGGGAGTCTAAAACAGGTCTTGAAAGGGAAAAGCCGAAACACAACGAATACAGTCACATGGCGGATGCGATAAGGTATATGATTTACTCCTATGCACCTAACTTAACTGAATAAACTTTAAAGGTAATAAGATGGAAATAGATATAAGTAAAAGTAAAGCCTGTAAGAAGTGTGGGGAAGTTAAGACCTTTGATTTATTTACTAAAAGTTCTACAACTAAATCCGGAGTAACAGCTAACTGTCGAGTGTGTCACTTAGATAACAGGAAAGAAAGCTACCAGAGAAATAAAGTACAGGCAGCTAAATACCAAGTAAAATATAAGGCAGAAAACAAGGAAGCTGTTCGTGCTAATGCTGTTCGCTACGAGGAAGAGAACAAGAAAATCATATCTATTAGGAAACATAATTACTATCAGGAAAATAAAGAAGCGATAAGCTTAGTACATTCCGAATATAGGAATAATAATAAAGATAAGATTAATGCACTGCAGGCAAAAAGAAGAGCAGCAAAACTACAGGCGATCCCATGCTGGTTCTCAGAGCTCGACGACTTTGTACTATCAGAAGCCTACAGTCACGCTAAACACTTAGAAGAATTAACTGGCGTTAAGTACCATGTAGACCATATAGTTCCGCTACAAGGCAACCTAGTTTCTGGGCTACACTGTGCAGACAACATTCAAGTAATTACTGCAACTGAAAACTTAACCAAGTCTAATAAGTGGGAGATATAATATGCCAATGTTCGACTTTAAATGTAAGAAATGTGATACAGTGTATGAAGCTTTAATACGAAGTATTGCTATAGATGTTCCACTGTGCCCACACTGCGGGGCTACTGAAGAAGACCAAATCCAGCAAGTTTCTGCTCCCAAGCTTTTTAAAGGGCTACCGATGGGGAATGGAACTTTCAGCAAGAAGAGCAAAACTAGGCCTACTTAATTGTAGGCTTTTTTGTTTGTGTAGGAAGTAAAATTCTTATTTGACGCTTGACATTTGTAACAAATATAAGTATAATAAAGGTAATTAGGTGTATTCACACCATAATTTTTCAATCCACAAAGGAAGATAGACATGGCAATAGTAAAAATGAATAAATCAGGATCTAATAAGGTCTATACTTACAAAGAAACAATTACGGTAAATGCAAACACTGTAGTAGGTAACGTAATTGTGCTCCCTAATGATATTAAAAATGCTAAGATAGCACTAGTTATGGCTGGCGCCTCTACTAGCGAGGTAAAATACAGTATCTCTGATATAGCACTTATTGGTGCAGACACAGCAAGTTGGATTAGTGGTGGAACAGCGTCTAACACAGCATCTCTAGCAGCACTAACAGCACCAGTTACAGCAGTAAGAATTACAGCTACAACAGTTACAGCAGCAGACGAGATTGTAACTATTGAAATCATGGGCGAAGTTGAGTAATGACTGGCGCAGTTAAAAATCATGGAGAAGTCTTTCAAGGATTTGCTCCAAATAGAATAGTAACGGCGGCTAATAGCTTAGACGTATCTACGGTACTAGCTATTAGAGTAGGTACAATAGCAACTTACCAAATTGATGGTGCAGGGCCCATTGCGACACTAGTAGCAGGTTCTATGACAGTAATTGCTCCAGGGATTAATACTTTCCTATTTCAAGCAAGTACTATAGTAGAAGTAATGGACGAATAACTGGAGCTTAAAAATGAGCTTATCAAATGAACAGTGGGAATTCTTAAAAGACGTAGCGGCACTTATATACTATGCAGATCACAGACCTGCTAAAGATTATAAGCTAACTGGCGCAGAACTTTATAGAACACCAGAGCAAGCAGCATTAAACGCTAAGAAAGGTTCCGGTATAAAGAACAGCCTACATACACAAAGACTAGCTATAGATTTAAACTTATTTATAGATGGTGAGTATCGTACTGATACTAAAGCATATAGAGAGCTAGGAGAGTTCTGGAAAGGTTTAAGCCCTAACAACAGGTGGGGAGGAGACTTCTCTAGACCTGATGGCAACCACTTCGAAAGGAACGCTTAATGGCAAAGACGATATCGGCTAAAGCCGCATCCCTAGACATAATTCTAGAACAGGGTGCTGGCTTTACTCAAGTAATGACAAAGAAAGACTCTTCTAAGGTAGCTATGGATTTATCTGGTTATACAGGTAGATTAACAGTCAAATCAAAGAATAGCGCTACAACAGCACTAATGGAGTTAACTACTGAGAATGGTGGTATATCTTTAGGAATAGGGGCTAATAATATAACCTTTACCATAACAGAAGCAGCAATAAATGCTTTTACATGGACTAGAGGTATATATAACTTCTACCTTACTCCCGCAGGAGAACAAGCCTCTAGAGAGCTTACAGGTATAATAACTATAGACTTAGGTACTTAAAATGGCAGAGCTTATTGACTTAGTAGTTTCTCCTAATAATATAGACACTACTGTTTCAATAAACGATTTAGTAGTTCTACTAGAACAAAACATGCTAGAGGTAGTAAATATTACTCAAAGCGTGGATGTTGCTAATGTAAGAAACTACTTAGAATTCCTAACTAACAACACTGAACTAGTAGTGCAAAACATAGGTACCTTCCTAGAAGTTACACAGGCTGCTGCATCTATCATAGAAGTAACAGACGAAACAAACACATTAGAAGTTATAAGTACTTTCCTAGGGGAAGTACAGCTTACTACACAACAATTAATAATTGAAATAAATAACGATCCACCTAATACAGATGTTGATGAGGCAGAAGTAATGTATAAGAAAAGAACAGATTTCGTTTCAGACACTCTTATATATAAGGGTGTAGCAGCACCTGGGGCTTTAGAAACAGCAGCAGTTTGGCGTATATCTAGAATTACATTTGATCCTAACTCTAACGATGATATTGCGGAAGATTTTGTAAATGGCACTGATGGATTCCTTAATATATGGGATGACAGAGCAACCCTAAACTATGGATAACTTACTAAGGAATACTAATGGCAGTAGCTAGTTATACAACAGACTTAACAGCAATCATTGAGAATATCACTGCCACAACTGGCTGGTCTGCTCTTGGTGGTGGTGCGTCTGGTTTGGGCGTAGGTGCTGATTATGCTATGCAAGGTAGTAATGCCGTAGATAAGCAGGTTACAGCAGCAGAAAAGGGCATGATGTATAACGGCTCTGCAACACTAGGTGCTAATGACCATATCTTTACATGGCTTTACCTAGCGACAGCGGGACTATCTGATACTTTAGCATTACGGGGTTTAACCGTAGCTATCGGTTCTAGTACGACTGCATACATGAAGTTCCATGTTGAAGGTAACGATACATACGGTGCGGTAGGTCGTGTAGGTCGTTGTTATCCTGTTAGATACCATACAACAGCTAATACAGGCTCAATTCCCTATTCAACTAAAGTAGGCACACCAACAGCTACACCTGTTTATTTCGGTGCACTGACTAACCAGACAGGTACGGTTAAGGGGGCTAACTTAGGTATATCTGCTATTCGTTATGGTACTGGTATTTATATCACCGCTGGTGATGTTGGCTCACCTGCTACATTCTCAGGTACAGCAGCAATAGATAATGCCATTGCTAATCGTTGGGGTGTATTAACGCTCATCGCCGGTTCATCGTATGAGCTGCAAGGTCGTTATGTCATTGGTCAATCCAGTGCTGGTACGCCTACTCTCGCTTACTTTGCGGATTCAAATAAAAATATAACACTGGTTGATACACCACATAGTCAAACTGATTTTACTCAAATTATCATTGACCATGCTTCAACTATTGTAAATCTAACTAACATCACTATCGAAGCTGTTGGTACAAACAACAAGGGCAAGTTGGTCTATAACAATGCAAGTACGGTATCTGCTTTAGATGGTTGCAGTTTCGTTAAGTTTGGTACAAGCACCTTACAAGCTGGGGTTACTGCTGTTGGTTGTGCATGGAGACAATCAGATGTAGTCACGTTAAATAGTGCAGTTATTACATCGTCAGTATTTAGCAATACTACAGCGGCAAGTGCAGTTGTTACTTCTGCATTATCTAACTTAGTAACATGCGACTTCGTATCAGACGGTTCTAGCCATGCGGTGGAGCTTACCAGTATTGGTGGAGGCTCAATGACATGGGACGGTACAGCTACAAGTTATGTAGCTGGTGTAACAGGCTCACCCGTAACGCCAACAAGCACAGGTAATGAAGCGTTATTCGTCAATGTGGGGAGTGGTACATTAACAGTCAATGTTGCTACAGGTGCGACAGTACCAAGCATTAGAAGTGCAGGTGCAACTATCAACGTAGTAGCTGGATTAGCAACGCTCACACTGACAGGCTTGCTCACTGGCTCAGACATTATCATTAATACAACAGGTACTAATACACCGTTAGTTGATATTGACCAAAATGCAGGTAGTTCATACGGATACTCCTTTACATTCTCACCCGGCACTTATGTTGATATTAAGATTATGAAAGCAGGTTATCTACCTTATCAAGTATATAACTTACTTCTAACTAGTAGTGCTACAGCAGAGTTACCGATTGCCCAATCAGTTGACAGGACTTATGTATGAAGATGCGCATTACAGCTACAACCGATAGACAGCATTTAGGTTTTACGTTTGACAGCCTAGTAAAAACCGTCAAGTTTAATGATGGCGTAGTAGTACCAGTAGAAAGAACAATGTCGTTACCCGATGGTGGTATGCGATTCATCAGTAGCAATTATATTATCGATACTATAAAGGTATAACAACATGGCAAAAATTACAAGTAAGGCAGGTTTAAACGTAGGTACAGAATTAACTGTAGATACAACCACACGTACAATTACACTTAATGTAGCAGGTAACTTAGTTGCTAAAGATGGCGTGACTTGGCAAGCACTCTACTCAAAGCTAATCCAGTTATGGGAAACTGGAACATACAACGAATTTCCATTCCCTGTATACGCAATCGATGCTCTATCTGGTCAGTTCAACATCGGCTTTGATGGTACTAGATATAACACTTGGAAGTTTGGGGACACATTATCAACTGGTACACGTTTGTACTTACGTGATGGTGGTTGGAATGAATATGTAGCAACAACACCAAGCGCAGATGGAACGGCAGTTGCAGGAACAATCGGTGCTACTTTCGCTGGTACAGTATCTCTAGGTACAGTATCTGCAGGTGCTCAGCTTTACTACCAACGTACTTCAGGTGGCGCACCAGTAGACTTTGAATACACTGACGCCGCTAACTTAGGTGTTCAAGTATTCGGAGATGCTGCTAATGGTAACTTCACTGAAAACACTTATATGCAGGGTTTTTGTCGTGTATACGGTAAAAAGTACTCAAGCTCAGTATTAGCCGATACAGGTAAGTCTGGTACTGGTTCATACCTTGTAAACTTACTATTACAAAACTCAGACGATTTAGATTCTAGTGGTGTTTATGCTGATATTATTACTACGCCTATCGCTCCATACGACAAGATGCGTATTAACTACTTTGCCACAGCATTTAATCGTGATGTAGATTTAGCAGGCACACAGCGTGCATTTGGTATCGTCATTGATAACGGTACTCACTCTGGTGTTGATGGTTCAGTAGCTGGTGGAACAACAATTACATCAGCAACTGGTGGTATTGTAGGCGCAGACTTCATTGGTGGTACTGTAGAGATTCACGACAGCGGTACAGCTAAAGGTGTTTATACAATTTCAGGTACTCCTACAGCTACGGTTATTACTGTTAACGAAACAATTACTGGAACACTTAGTAACCTATCATTCACTATCAAACCAGCTGTAGCATCAACAGCAACGCTGAAAGAGATTTATTCTTTCGTACAAGCTAAGTTAATCCAAGCTACGTCAATCAATGATGTATCAGGTGGTACTGCTGTTGTTGGTAAAACAGCTTCACTATTGCTCAACTGGACAGCCAAATTGGTAGCTGGTGTATTTGCTCCTATCAACTTAGCAGGTGGTGGTACAGGTGTTAGTATTGAAGGTGTGGCCGATGCGGACATCAATACGGTTCAGCTTTATGATAACTCAGCTACTTTACGTGAATATGGTGTTGTATCGGCAGGTTCACTCAACTTCTCGTCTAATCTAGTTGGTGGTTGGTTTGTGCTGTATTACTCAGACCTTACTTCTACAAATGATTGGGGTACTGCAACAGCGGTGATTGTACGCGATAAAACTAATGCTGATATTGCTGGAGTTATTGGTTCAACTACCGTACCATTTAACTACGATTTCACGAACCAAACAGAAGGTGGTAAACGTACTGGTGGAACAAATACAGCAGTGACATTAGTGGCTGGTTATTCAGGTTCAGCTAAACCAGTAGTGGTGGCTACGACTGCACTAGGCGGCTTGATTGATAGTAAGGCAATCAGTATCACAGCTACTGCTGAAACAGACCGCGCTTACGCTTAATAATAATTGTGATAAGGGGTGCAAACCCCTTATCTCTATGGGGAAATAAATGTCAACAACACACTCAATACAAATACCACCAGATAGCACAGGTAAGAAACTACGTCATGAGCGTTTGACTGATGTTGTCGTAACGTCAGAAACAAGCCAACCTTCGGTAGGTGACCCTATCCTCGGTAAAACCTCCGGTGCGTCAGGCGAGTTTCGCGCTGATATTCGTTCAAGTAACATTATCTACTATATTCACTTAACTACTGGTGCGTTTACTGTTGGTGAAATACTTTGGGATGGTGTAACAGACTTTGCAACAGTTGTTGAAAGTAGTGGTGAAATTTATACACCAGCTGTTCATGTAACTGACCCTGATCAACCTCAGTATATTCAGAAGGTAGATAAGAATGGAGCAGCTTTCGCTACATTCCCAGAAGGTACGCCACAGTTTGATGCATTTGGTCGTATGCAGATGTCACAAATGATTGCTGTTGGTGAGTATTACCATATCGGTGAAGATCAACCTAGTAGATTCTGGACTGATACTGCTGGCAGTGGTGCTATTGTTCACGATGCTAATATCTCAATGATGGTTTACTCTACTGGTACAGATTCAGGCGCTAGAGTAGCCAGAACAACAAACCAATACCATCCATATAAACCTGGAACATCACAGCTTGCTATATTCAGTATTGTGCTTAGTGATGAAGGTAAGGATAACGTAAGACGTGAATGGGGTTATAACGATCAGTTAAATGGTGTTTTCTTTAGACTTGAAGGAACTCAGCTACAGGCTGTTCAGCGTTCCGACACATCTGGTTCTGTTGTTGATACTGTTATTAATCAATCAGACTGGAATAAGAATACACTGGATAACGCTGTATCATCTGATTTCTTACTAAACGTGAGCAAGGCTAACCTATTCTGGATAGATTTAGAATGGTTAGGTGTTGGTGGCGTTAGGTTTGGTGTTATCACTCCTGATAGACGCAGAATCGTATGTCATGAACAACAAAATGCTAATGCTTTAAACGTAACTTATATGAGGTCTGCTAACTTACCTCTACGATGGAATCAAGAAAACTTTGGTGTAGCCGGATCAACCTCTGAAATGAGAGCATCTTGTGGTGTCGTATTTACTGAAAGTGCTGACGTAGAGTACACTGGTGTTTTACTTCATACATCACCTGAAGACCCTATTAAGTTTACTGATAGCACACAATACGTACCATTCTTATCATTTAGACCTAAGTTGTTAATTAACGGTAAACCTAATCGCATTATTGGTTTTCATGAAACGTTTGATTGGGCTTCTATAGGTAATGCTCATTTGCATATATGTATCTTTGTTAAGAGTCCCGGATTTATGACTGATGCTGTATGGTCAGACACTATCGTTGCTGGTTCAATGCTTCAGGTAGATAGAACTGGTTCTATTACGATACCGAAAACAGATAAACCAATTGAATCATTTATTGTTGGTCCTAATAGTGCTGATCGATTTAATTTAGGTGATAGAGTTGAAAAATCATTTGGTTTACCTGCTGATGGTGTAACTCAAGCTGAGTTTATATTTGCTGCCAGGGTTCTTAAAGAGCCTGATGATGTAGGTACCCCTTCAGCAAGTTTGTTCTACACCAAATACTGGAAAGAGGTGAGATAGTGATTCACAACTACTGGCAAACAGAGTGGTTACTCTATGAGAAAGTAGAGTTTGATGGGATTAATAAACGCATCATTGTTCACCCAGATGTAGCCTCGTTGGATATACGAAGTGATGTGTATTCGGCGTGGGTACGTTGGGTACAGCGTTCACCTTGGGCAGTACAAGCTATGCGTGTATCAGGTGCTGACTTAATACCGGGAGGTGAAACGGGCTTAACCTTCTTCACATCGAATGGATGGAAACTTGTATACGATCCAGCAGTAGTAGCGGTCAGTGGTGTACTGTATTCAGATGATTACGCTACTCCTTATTGGTCATCAGAAGGTAAGCCTTTATTTCCTGCTACAGTGTCTGCGCTAGTTAATAGTGCAACTACTGTTCAGAATATAGTAACAGGTACTGCAGCAACACCAGAGGAAACGGCAGCTGCCGTATGGACCGCAGTAGCTAGAACACTTACAGAATCTGCTTCCTTAACACCGGAACAAGTAGCTAAGCTAATGTCTATCCCTACAGAACAAGAAATAGCGGCAGCTATGTTAGCAGAACCAATGCCCGCCACTCCAGTAGTAGGATCCTTTGGCGAGTTTATTAAGAAAAAAATGCTAACCGTATCAAAATTTATAGGACTTAAATAGTGAGTTTAGAAGCAGAGAGCGTAGAGGCTAAACTTAGCTGCCTCATACAAACACAGGAAAACATACTAGAGAAGGTAGCGGCAGTCGAAACAGAAGCTACCTTAAGGGGCACTAGAATGGCTAAGCATATAGTAAACTACCAAAAGCATACTATAGAAGATAAAGCCACTTTGAAGGAGATAAGAAGTCTAGCAGCTTTAATACACGAAGTACACTCTAAGCAAACAATACTACTAGAGGAGAGACAGAACTCTATAGATTTTTGGAGGAGTATGAAGGAAAAAATAGCTACTACAGGTATAATGGGGACTCTCGGACTATTAGGGACTGCTTTATGGTACGCGGCACAGCAATTTTTTCTACATGGGCCAAGAGGTTAAATATACTCTATGTGCCTGCTTAAATTATAAATTCAGAGTTGACAAGTCTGATAATATTGAGTATAATATTCTGAAGAGTGGAAAAATTTTCAAGGAGTACCTGTATGACTAGCTTGAAGCGGTTCCCTATAAAGTATATCAGAGACAAAATCAAAAGCCAGTACCCTAAAGGTACTGAGTGCTTCATATGTGGTAGCTTGGAAAATCTTGAATTTCATCATTTTCACACGCTTTCTCTACTGCTGGTTAAGTGGCTCAAAGCTAACGGCCTTGCAGTAGATACAGTGGAGCAGATTGAACATGTAAGAGATATCTTTATAGAAGAACATAAAGATATCCTAGTGTCTCCAGAAGAAACCTGCACCTTGTGTAAGTTTCACCATACAGGCATAGGCGAAGGCACTGGTAAGGGCTTGCATAAAATATATGGTAAAGCACCTGCATTAATAACTGCACCTAAACAAAAACGCTGGGTGCGGAAACAGAGAGATAAACAATATGGGCTGGATTGATAACCTACGTGAAAAGTTAAATCCTGCGCAGGCTGAAGTGGCACTGATGGAAGGGGATGTAGTACAATCTACTATTAACCCTATCACATACCAAACCGCATATCAGCAAATTGAAGTTGTAAATAGGGGCATTAACTTAACAGTAGATGCAGCAGCTGAAATAACAATGGATTTAAATGCTAGTAAGGTGCACGGTATAGCTACTACAGATAGCAATGTAAGACCTGCCAAACTAGAAAAACTACTAAACTTTAAACCAAACCCTTATACTAACGCAGACGTGTTCAAGCGCAATATCTACATAGATATCTTACTTGAAGGAAATGCGTTTATATACTGGGATGGCGCGCACCTTTATAATATATCGGCTAACAAGATGGAGATCTTAACCGATAAGATAAGCTTTATAAAGGGCTACAAGTTTGGAAGCATTACATATAATGCTAATGAAATAATACACATAAGAGATAATAGTTCTACCTCTATATATAGAGGAACCTCTAGATTAATCTCTGCTAACTCTAGCTTAAGAATTCTCCAAAACATGAGTACCTTTCAAGAAAACTTCTTCAGGAACGGAACTGTGCCAGGTTTAGTACTTAAAACCCCTAATGTTTTATCAAAGAAAATAAAAGACAGAGTTAGAGCAGACTGGTCAAGACTGTATAACCCAACTAGTGGTGGACGTAGACCTATTATACTAGACGGTGAGTTCGATATACAAAATCTAGGTACTAGTAACTTCCAGGAACTAGACTTCCAAGACTCGATAGATACACAAGAGCGAAAGATTTTAAAGGCTATCGGCGTTCCGCCAATCCTTTTAGATGCTGGTAATAATGCTAACATAAGCCCAAACCAAAAACTATTCTACACAAACACTGTAATACCTTTAGTAATAAAGCTAACACAGGCATTGGAAAGTTTCTTCGGTTATGACTTAAAACCTGTATACCAGAATATTCTAGCGCTAAGACCTGACCTTCGAGATGAATCAGCATACTATACTTCTTTAGTAAATGCTGGAATTATCACAAGAAACGAAGCCAGAGAAAAGCTAAGACTAGAAGCAAGCGATCAACCTTTTGCGGACGAACTAGTACTGCCAGCTAATATAGCCGGAAGTGCGGTAGATCCAACACAAGGTGGAGCGCCAACACATAAACCGGAGAATTAAAATATGACAAAAAAGCTATTAAAGCTAACGTCTAACTTCGCCATTACTGAAAAAGCTGAGGGAGATAACGAAACATTAACTATCTCAGGTTGGGCTAATACTACTGATAAAGATAGAAGTGGCGACGTAATATTAGAAGAAGCTTGGTCTAAAGGCGGACTTTCAGACTACTTAAACAACCCAATTATCCTAGGCTATCACAAACATGATAAACCTATTGGTAAAATGGTTAGCCATACAGTTAGCTCTAAGGGATTATTTATTACAGCGGAAATTAGTAAAGCTGCTGGTGATATGTATAGTTTGATTAAAGAAGGTATCTTAAAAAGCTTCAGTGTAGGCTTTATGGTTAAAGATGCTGATTACGATAGTATGACTGATATTTTCGTAATTAAAGATTTGGAACTAATGGAAGTGTCTGTTGTAAGCGTACCTGCTAACCAACATAGTACTTTTAGTGTTTCAAAACAGTTTGATTCGGCGGCAGAATGCAGCGAGTTCAAAAAGGACTTCTCTCCTAAAGAGGAGCAGTCTGATAACCTAACTAAACCGGAAAACGTAGCTGCTGAAAAAGGTACAATTGTATCAGAAACAGAAAATACGAAATCCACAAAAACAAAAATATCGGAGATACAAATGACACCAGAAGAAATTCAAGCAGCAATCGCAAAAGGCATCGCTGATGCTACTATCGCTGCTAAAGCTTTAGAAGTTACAGAAAAAGCAGCAGCAGATAAAGCAGCAGCAACAATTGTTGTTGGAGATTCGGGCGTAGAGAAGTTAATTGCTGACTTAACAAAACGTTTCGAAGACAATGAAAAAGGTTTAGACGAAACCCTTACAGGTTTACGTGCTGAATTAAAAGAAAAATCAAACGAAGTTATTGCTATGCAAAAAAGCAAAATGCAGTTTGAAGAAAAATCAAGCGTAGAAATTGCACGCGTTGACGCTAATAGCGCTGTTCTATTAGGTAAAATTCTAGGTAAATCTGCAATGGCTACAGCCTATGCAGGCAGACTTTTAGAAAAAGCACCTTCAGACCATCACTCAGCATTAACACAAGATTGGGAACAACAATTCTCTACAACATTGTTAGCGGATATCCGTAGACAGTTAGTTGTTGAGCCTTTGTTCCGTAACATCGCAATGTCAAGCAACAAAATGCACTTACCAATTAACCCTGAAGCTGGCTACGGTCAATGGATTGGTTCAGCAGCATATAACGAAACTGCTGCTTCTACTGGTACTGCTGCTGAACATGACATCACTGATACTACATTAACAGCTTATAAACTAGCTGCTAAAGAGTACTTAGGTTATGAAGAAGAAGAAGATTCAATCATTCCTTTACTTCCTATTATCCAAGATGCAGTTACTCGCAGAATGGCTAAATCATCTGACCAAGCGATTCTTCGTGGTTTAGGGTCTGGCGCATCAGACCCAATCAAAGGTATCTGCAAACTAGCAACAGATGCTGGTGGTGATGCTGTTACTACACTATCTATTGGTGGCGGTGATAAAGCAACTGCAGCAATCATGCAAACAGTTCGTCGTGGTTTAGGTATTCGTGGTCTTAATCCTTCAGACGTTATGTATGTTGTTAGTGCTGAAGTATACTACGACTTAATCGAAGATGCGGATTTCCGTACTGTAGATAAAGTTGGTATGCCTAATGCTACTATCTTAACTGGTCAAGTTGGTTCAATTAATGGTTCTGCCGTTATTGTTTCTGGTGAGTTCGCTGCAATTGCTTCAGGTAATGCAGCAGCTGTGGCGGTTAATACTGCAAACTTCATCAAAGGTGAATTACGTGGTTTAATGATGGAACGCGATAAAAATATTGAATTTCAGAGAAATGTATTAGTTGCTTCTCGTAGAATGGGGTTCATACCTATCATCGGTAGTGTTGGTGCTTCAGTGTTAAACTACGCAGTGTAGTTAGTATTTAGTAAGATAAGAGAATGGGGGGCTGTAAGGTCCCCCTTTTTTTTCAATATTTTTAAAGGTAGGGAAAACAAATGATTGAACATATTGAAAAGAAAGAATGTAAAGAGTGTAAAGAGACTAAATCTTTAGAAGAGTTCAGAAAGGCTTCTAAGAATATAGATGGGCGAACAGGTAAGTGTAAAGTATGTATTAATGCTAAGGATAGGGAAAGGTATCAAAAAAATCCGGAAACTAAACTAGAGTACCAAAAGCAATTTAGGCTAGAGAATAAAGAGTCTATAGCAACATATAAAGCCCAACATTATCAAGCTAATAAAGAGAGCATAGACTTAAGGAATAAGCAGTGGAATGAGGACAATAAAGAATCCGTAGCTGAGTACCAAAAGCAGTACAGAGAAGATAATAAGGCAGCTATAGCTGAGCAGAATAAGCGGTGGCGGCTAGAGAACAGAGACAAGTGCAACGCAATAAGTTCAAAGTATAGAGCAGCAAAAATACAAGCAATACCTAGCTGGTTTAGTTGGTGGGATGATTTTATAATAACAGAATCATATGCTCAAGCAATATACCTAGAAGAACAAACAGGCATCAAACATCACGTAGATCATATAGTCCCCTTGCAAGGTAAGCTAGTTTCTGGACTACATTGTGCAGCCAATGTGCAAGTAATAACTGTTACCGAAAACTTAAGTAAAAGCAATAAATGGGAGCCTTAAAAAATGGCAGAATTAGTAACCCTAGATGAGTATAAGACTTATAAAGGCATAAACAGTACAGAGAAAGATGACCAAATAAGATACATAGTGTCTGCTGTAAATTCTTTAGTAAAAAACTACTGTAATAGATCCTTTGTAGACCACTACTCTGGAGCAGATTTAACAGTATACTTCGATGGCACTAGTACTGACTTAGTATACCTGGATGAAATACCTATAACAACTATAGTTTCTGTATCTGTATCCTCAGATGGAGGAGTAACAGAGACTGCTTTAGTAGAAAATACAGATTACTTTGTAGATTTAGAGGAAGGTACTGTTCAGACAGTAACAGGTTCATTCTTTTCTGCAGGCTATGCACATCATAGTTTAAAAGTAGTATATGCCGGAGGCTATGAAGTAGCCCCAGAAGATTTAAAGATAGCCTGCCTAGACTTGGTAGACTATTACAAGAATGAAGAATACACTCCTAAAAAGACTATGAGAATGGTTGGTGAGATAGTGGGTTCAACAGCTAAAACACTACCACCACATATTAAAAGAGTTATGGACTTATATAGAATTATATACTAATGAGTAAGTTTATAAAAGGTATAGAGGATGGGGTAGAAAATGCCCTAGACTTAAGTGCAGCGGAGACCGTAAAAGGGCTGTATGTACTTTCTTTATCTAAAAAGGATTTAATACACAGTCTAGGAGAGTCGGCAGGGAGCATAATATTTAGAAAGCTTCATAGCGATGTAGTTTTAAAAAACTTAGGAGGCTCTGTTGGCAGGCCTTTAGGCTCTATCCAGAGAATAAATGCTGAACTACTGGGCAGTATAGGGCCTGGCGAGCATCTATACCACAAACGAAATGATGATATAGTTATTGTAGCAACTAGCAAAGCTAAAGCAACCTTAAGACTGTCTAGAGTATTGGACAGCTTACAAGCTAAGGCAGTAAGTAGGCCAGGAAGACCAGCAAAAGATGCTAAACCGCATACTGTTGTAGATGCAGGAAAGGTTGCATTAGAGGTAGTTTCTAAATATCAAATAACAACTGGGTATGTATTAGCCTTAACTAAACAATTATCTAAGTTTTCAACTAACGTATCTGTGGTTATACCAGATAGTAAAGCTTATAAAGCAGGCTTTAAAACCCTAGAAACTAACCTATTAAAGAAAATGGCAGCAAGCGATAAGGGCAGCCCCTCAGCCACTATAGCCAAAGACCTTTCTGATATGTTAGACTTTATGTCTGAGAAGTACCCCAATGCTACTTCTAAATCTGCTAAGAGTATCTCTAAGACATTCCCAACAGTATCAGAAGTGCACATATCAAGAGAGTTAGCTAAGTCAGGCGATTTTAAACCTAGAGAAATGAAAGAAGGTGCTGCTAGTTTAGGTATTATATTAGCTGCCTTAAATGATAATATATCAGATGCCGTAGCTAATAGAATGCACCACTCATCAGAGCCTTCAAGTAGTAGATATTTAAGGTTTCAAAGTGGGAGATTTGCAAATAGTGTAGTAGTTACAGGACTATCCTTAAGTGCCAAAAGTATAACCGCATACTATAACTTTCAAGAAAGTCCTTACCAGGTTTTTGAGGATGTATCTCAAGGGGGGAGAGGTAAAGACCCTTGGAGATCTAGAGGAAGAGATCCTGGACTTCTTGTTGGTAGGGCTATTAGAGACCTGCTGAACCAAGAAATAGCTAAAGGTGTTATGGACAAAAAACAAATCAGAACTAGAGAGAATTTATAATGTCAGCAAGGTCTAAAATTACAGAGAAGTTAATATCTCTATTAAAAGAAATAGACGGGAGTGCACCTTATACATCTAATCTTTATAATAATATTACTAATAAGCTTATCTTTTGGGACGAAGTAAATGACTTTCCTCACTTATGTGTAATACCGGGAAGCGAGCAGCGTGAGTATTTACCTGGAAGCTTCAAATGGGGTTACTTAGCTGTATCTATAAAGATATATGTTAACTCAGACGAAAACCCGCTAATTCAATTAGAGAATATTCTACAAGATATAGAATACGTAGTAGATTCTAATATACACTTTATCTTTGATACAGATACTAGTGATAAAATAGAAGATTTACGAATAGGGTCTATTACAACAGATCAGGGGCTTCTAGCTCCGTTTGGCGTAGCAGAAGTAGACTTGATAGTTCAATATCAAGTCAAATAAGTATTAGTCGTATAAAGATAATTATCGGATAACTACTAATATGTTTAAATTAAAAAATTGGAGATCTAAATGTCTTTAAACCTATCACGCAGTACTAAACTATATGTTTCTACTGTTAAAACTGGCTGGTCAACAGCCAACACGTTTGAGATCCCTGTATTAGACGGATACTCATTCTCACAAGATGCAGCAACGCAGGAAGTTACCTTATCAGAAGCAGGTGAAGCACCTGTTCGTGGTAAGAAAATCTTTAATACAGCGTTAAACCCAGCGGCTATATCTATTAGCACATATGCTAGACCTTTTTATAATGTTACTCATAATGCTGTAGAGCGTGTGCTTTGGGAAGCTTTAGTAGGTTCTGGGCCTTTAAATACTAATACAGTATCTGGTGCTACCTATTTTGAGGCTGACTTTGAAAATTCAAACGTTCATCAACTATTAAAACTACAATTCTACTTTGTTTTAGAAAATACTACATATCTTGTAGAAGATGTAATTGTTAATACTGCTGAAGTAGATTTCTCTATTGATGGTATTGCTTCAATTGCATGGTCTGGTCAAGGAACTGCAGTAACTGAGAAAGCAACAGGAGCCTACCCTACAACAGGAGAATTCCTAGCTATTGATACAGCAGCAGAGTTTATAACTAATAAACTTTCTGTTATGTCTTTAAGCAAAGCTACAGGAACCACATCAGCTTACTGGACAGTAGATTTTGGAAATACTCTATTAACTACTAACCTCCATACTCTTGTAGATGCTACAATCTATACAGCAGAGATTGCAGTGGACGGTGGAGCAGCTCAAGTTATTTCTATTGACCCAGCAGCAACATCTCCAGTACTTACTGGAGGAACAGTAGCAGATGTAATTAATGAAATAAATCAACAACTAGATAACGCTTACATTGCTTTAGTTGATGGAGACTTAATTGTTACTTCTATAACTTCAGGAGCTAGCTCAAGTATTGCAGTAACAGAGCCTGGAGTAAATGATTTATTTACTACATTAGATACTACTTCGTTTGTTGCTCTTGGTGCTCAAACTGGTGGAACTGGTACTCTTAAAGCATACACAGTCGCTATTACTGGTGGTTCTTTAACTATCGATAATGGTGTTACATTCTTAACTCCTGAAGAACTTGGGGTTGTTAACACACCTATTGGTTCTTTCACTGGCGCACGTAGTGTATCAGGAAGTGTAACTTGTTACTTAAACACTGGCGCTAATAACTCTGGTGGTTTACTATCTGACCTAGTTTCAGATACGTCTACAGTTACTCAAGAATTTGAGCTATTGTTAAAAATTGGTGGAAACGCCACTCCTCGTGTAGAGTTTGATATGAAACATACACACTTGGTAATTCCTGCAGTATCTACTGCCGACGTTCTTGGGTTAGATATTTCTTTCTCAGCTCTAGGTCAGGACATTGATACTACTGATGAATTACTTGTTAGATATTTCGCTACTCCATAGTAGTCGAATAGTTTGAGCGAAAGTACGTGTTGACATGTATTGCCGGGAGCCCTACTCTCCCGGCTAGCTTTTTTAGTTATATAATGTATGTAGAGGTAGGGTCTTTATATATAATGGAATTAAATTCGTGGAATTAAAATCACTTTTATCAGCAAGCTCTTTAATAACAATCGCATACCCAGACCCAGACCTTAAAGGGTTTGAAGTCAGTCTGCAATATATGTCTAGAGATTTACTACAAAAACTAAGAAAACAAGCCACAACTATTGGCTTTAATAAAGCAACCCGTCTGCCAGAAGAAGCAATTGATGATGACTTATTTTATAAGTTATATGTTGGTGCAGCTTTAAAAGGCTGGACAGGTTTAAAAATCAAATACTTAGCAGAACTAATGCCTGTAGACTTGTCTAGTGTTACAGATACAGAAGCTGAGTTTCCTTTCTCTGAAGAGGCGGCTACTACACTTGTAAAAAACTCAACAGCTTTTGATAACTGGCTAATGGCTGTTATCAATGATGTTTCGCTTTTCAACAAGACCGTATAGAATTAGACATATCTTTATTAACAAGATTTGTCGCAGCCTCTAGAGAAGGGCTAACTAAAGCTAGATATTTAGAATCCTGTGAGATAACAGGATCAGAGCCTATAGAAGAAGAAATGCCTGTAGAGGACTCAGAGCTAACCTTTGATATTCTACAGGTTCTTCAAGTATATAAACTGCTAAAGTCTACTGTAGATAGTTTCTCTGGTCTCTATACGGGAAAAGATCTATCCTTGGTTGAGTATTTATTTAAACTATATGAAGTACCGCAAGATCTACAAGCAGTGTATTTAGGCTATATAATGCTTATAGACGAGGATAACATAGCGTATTACGCTAAGAAAAAGGCTAATAAAACAAATGGCAAATAGCACAGTAATTAAAACGCTTAAAGTTGAAGTCCGCGCAGATGGTGTTTTACAACTAGCTGGCGGATTAGATAAAGTAAAAAGATCTGCTAAAGATACTAGCGGTGAAATAGATAGAATGAATAAAGGTACTGCTGGCATGGCCAACAATACCAAGAATTTTTCTAAGCAGGCACAAGGAATGGGGGGCATAGTTAGAGCGTATGCTACCGTTGCTGCACATGTGTTTGCTCTTTCGGCTGCCTTTCATATATTAAAAGTTAGTGCTGATTTATCTGCAATGGAAGAGTCAGCAAGACAATTAGCTGCAACTACAGGTATAAACTATGCTGGCGTTGCTAGAAGTTTAAAAGAAATAAGTGATGGCGCACTAACCTTTGCTGAATCTATGCGTATAGCTAATCTTTCAACTGCTGCTGGGATTTCTCAGGGCGGTTTAGAGAGATTAACTACTATAGGTGTTAAGGCAGCTACTGTTTTAGGTAGAAGTGTTCCTGATGCTGTAAATAGATTAGTACAGGCTGTCGTTAAAGGCGAGCCAGAGTTAGTAGATGAGTTCGGTATTATACTAAGACTTACAGATGCTTCTGAGAAGTATGGTGAAAGTATTGGTAAAGCCGCTAAAGACTTATCAACCTTTGAAAAATCACAAGCTATCCTTAATCAGGTATTAGAACAAGGTGAAGATAAGTACGCTAACATTGGTGCCGTTGCTAAACCTTACCAAAAACTATCAGCAGAATTTCTAGATATAGGACAAAAGATATTATCTTTCATATCTGGACCAATTACTGGTATAGTTAGTTTCTTAGCAGATAATAGCACTTTAATTACTATTGCTATTATTGCAATGTCTTCTGCATTATTACAACTAGCAATACCTGCTATCTCTAGCCTAGGAGATGCATTTCAAGATAAGCTATCTGCTAGTATAGCTAATTCAGCTGCACAAATTGATATTCTTAAAAAGAAAGCTATAGACTTAAAAAATTCTCTAGGCACCTCCATAGAAGGGGAGAAAGCTAAGTCTGGCAGTGCCTTAAAAGCAAGACTAGCAGGTAACCCAGAAATACTTAAGTTTTCTAGAACCGGGTCTTCTGCTATAGCTAAAGCTGTTAAGGATGGTCTTGGCGGTTCTGAGTTTTTAGCGGCAGTTAATAAGTCTTTAAAACCTTACATAGCCAGTCTAAGAAACAAAACTAAGTTTGCTGTAGAGAATGGTATAGATACGGTAGAGTTTAGAGGAAAAAATATAAGTACTGATCTTGCTAGAGAATTAGTAAAAGGCTACGAGACAGGAACGGTCAGAGGGCAGGCACTGATAAAGGAAAGTGTAAAAACCGGACTTAGTGCTGCTGCAACTAATATCTCTATATTTACTACAAGATTCAAAGCTGCAGCTATAGGCATGGGACAAGAACTTAGTCGTGGGATACAAGGAGGATTAGCCGCTGTTTCTTTCACAGCCTTTAGAGCGAATATGTCTGCTGTCCTTTCTTCGGGCACTTTAACTTCTAAGTTAGCTGCAGGTCTAGGCTCTGTAGCCTATGCTGGTAAGGTAGCCTTTAGTGCTTTTAGTAAGCTACTACCTATAGCAGCGGGCCTTACTATAGCTTTTGAGGGTTTCAAATTTCTAGCCACAACAGTAGGATTATTAACACCTGCATATGATAAGTTTAATACTGCAATTAAAGAAAGTTCTAAACTTTTAGAAGAGCAGGAAGGTATACAGAAAAGCCTAGTTTTGGCCAGAGGTTTAGATAATACACCAGACGACCTAACTAGTCAAGTAAAGTTTATAGATGCGTTAGTAAATACTTTTAGTACTTTGGAAACGGCAGCGGATAAGCTAATAGAAGCAGCCGGCGCTATGAAAGAGATGACATTCTTTGATAGGTTTTTAAGCTCTGTTACAGGAGGTAGTTCACTTATAACTAGTCAGTTAGAGATGGTAGAGAAGTTAATAGCACAAACTAAAGCTGTAACTAATGTAGATGTAAGAGCACTGAACCCAGAGTTAGATGCAAATATAAAATCAGCACAAGAAGGTACCGGAAGTTTTAAAACCTTTGGAGCTAGAAGGGATGCGGGCGAACTAAAGTTTGGTAGTAAGGAGCAGGGGTTTGACCAAACTAGGGTAGAAGCTGAAGCAAAAGTAAACGAAGAAATTTATACAGCACTAGTTAAGCAGGTACTAGTCTTAAAGAGCACAATGGAAGAAGCTTCAAAACCTCTTAGAATGTTACAAGGTAACTTTCATGCTATGGAGGAGTCTTCAAAAGGTATAAGTTCTAACATATCTCAAGCAGCCCTAGCAGCATCTAACGTTTCTTCCGTTTCTAAAACGTTGAGGGAATTTGATATTGGGCTTGCTGCTTTGGACAGTATTCCAGTACTTGATGAAATATCAGGAACTAATAGCCTTACTAGAGACAAAGCAAAAATATCATTTTTAGCCTCTTTAAGCACAAATACTCAAAGATACTTAGGTATTAAATTAGATGAGTTTTCTGTAGAAAGCGATATAGCTAAAGTTAGAGCAGAGCAAAGACGCTTACAAATAAAAGAAACATCTGATATTGTAAATAAAGATAAACTAAACGCTCTAGGCTTACAGCTTACAGCATCTAAAAAATTATCGGATTTTGAAACTACAAACTTAGACTTAATTGATGCTAGAAGAACTATAGAACGTGATATCCTGGCTACTAAAATAGATGTAGCTACTAGCGAGAGAGACTATCAAGCTAGGTTAGTAAACGCTTTAGGCGATGACACTAATAAGATAAATGCCCAGAAGGCTAAAGTAGCTGCACAGACGGAGTCTATACGTCTTCTTGAAAAAGAGAAAAGTGAGCTATTAGGTATAGACTTAGCAATTGAAAGAGCTACAGCTACCCGTAAGTCTGGGCAGCAATACTCTGAAAATGAGGCAGCTATCTTAAGCTTGAATGTTTCTACTCTTGAGGCTATGAATAAGCAGTTGAGCTATGGTACAGCTAATTATGAAGAGCAACTACAGAATATTAGTGACATAGTTACCTCTACAGAGGGGTTAAATAGACAAAAAGAAATGGCTGCTTCTTTTGACCTTATACAGCAGGAAAGGTTGATAGATTTAGAAATAATAAAACAAAATAAGATGAAAGAGTCTGGTGAAATAACCGAATACTCAACAATTTTACTACAACAACAAGCGCAGCTTCAACAAGATACTTTAAACTACCAAAAGCTTAAAATTGATAATGAAAACAAATCTTTAGCCTTACAAGAAAAAGAGTTCGAAGCACTTAAAAAGACTCAGAGTTTCCGTGTATTTGGAAGCTTTGAAGATAATAAAGCTGCTATCGGCGTATTTGGTCAGGCATTAAAGAAAGAGCTTAAAACTTTTACTGATTCTATGACTAATGATATTGATAGAATGGTTCAAACTTTCACTAAAACTAGTGATGCTTTCACAGACGCTTTAGTTGAGGGTTTCTCTGGTGATTCTACTGTTATGCAGTCTATAAAAGATGCGTTTATAGCAGGAGCAGAAACACTGCATGATACTCTTACCGGGTTCTTAAAAGAAGATGTTAGCTTGGGTATGCGTCAGATAGCTAGTAGTTTGTTTAATAAGGACTTTAGTACTAATGAAGAAAAGATGCTCAGTGCTCAAGAAAGAACAGCAGATGCTGTTGAGGTATTGGCAGGGAATAGAGGTATAGACCCCAGCAAGCAGTCAGTAGAGAATGCTACGAAAACTACAAATATGTTTACTACTGTTACTCAGAAGATAAAAGACATGTTTGGTAGTATGTGGGATTGGATGAAAGACCTTTTCGGAGGCTTATGGCAAAACCTAACCTCTGCTTTTAATGGTATCTTCGGGGCTATTAACTCTATAGGGGGTTCTTCTTCTTCAGGCGGCTTACTTGGTACTATAGTATCTACCGCTTTGGGTGTATTTACAGGTGGCGTATCCGGGGCATTATCGGGAGGCATAACTTCTGCTTCTGGAGCTACAAGCTTCGGTTTGGGTGCCGACAGTATGTTTGTTGGTACTGATATAATAGCACACGCAAAAGGTGGTATAGCAACTAAACCAGGTGTAGTGGGTGAAGGAAGCATGAACGAAGCTGTTGTGCCTCTACCAGACGGCAGAACTATTCCAGTTAATATGACTGGCTCAGGTGGTGGTGATATAACAATTAATATAAGCATTGATGCTAACGGCAATGAAAGTTCTAGTAGCAGCGGAAATAATAGTTATGAAGAATCTAAACAGTTAGCTAAGTTAATTTCTAATACGGTTAAAGCTGAAATAATGACACAAAAACGCCCAGGAGGCTTATTAGCATAATGGCAACATTTACATATATACCTTCTACTTCATTCTCTTCAGATAGTACCCCTCGGGTACTGTCTGCTCAGTTTGGGGATGGGTATTCTCAAAGATTGGCTGATGGTATTAATACTATCAGCAAAAAGTGGAGCATAAGCTTCAACAATAGAAGCTTAGAAGATTCTGCAGCAATTGTAGCATTTTTTCAAGCTAGAAAAGGTGTAGAGTCTTTTACTTGGACACCTACAGGCGAAGCAACAGCAGTACAGGTTGTAGCATCCTCATGGAAAGAAGTTTATTCATCCCCAATAACTAGAACTATATCGGTTACTTTTGATATAGTCTATGAATCTTAAAAATAGGAAAATAAAATGGCACAAGGTACTTTAACAGTATTTAATGAAGCTAAGAAAAATATATCAGGTTTAGTAGACCTACAGGCAGATACTTTTAAAGTTATGCTGGTTACTACTCTTCCTGCGGTCGGTACAGCAAGCCCAGATACTGGAGATTTTACGGAAGTAACGGGCGGAACCTCTTATGTTGCTGGAGGTATTTCAGTAGCGCTAACATGGGTAGAGTCTGGTGGTACAGTAACATGTGGAAGCATTACAGTACCCACATGGGTAAAGGATGTGTCTGGTCCTACAAATATTGTGGCTGCTATAGTATATAGTACTGTGGTTGGCGTTGGGGCAGGAGATGCTTTAGCTTTTATTGATATGACAACAGACGCAGGCGCAACGCCTATTAGCCTACAAACAGGTGATATTTCTATAACTTTTAACGGTTCAGGACTATTTACCCTAGCATAAAATAAGGAGTAAATAATGCCTTTAATAGCTGATGGATTACTCCTACAGACCAACCTAACCGGCGCACTAGTTGATATAGCTAGTGACGACGGTTTATGGTTAACGGCAATAAGCAATAATACTGACAGCGTAGTTGCTGTCAGTTTTCCTACTCCTTTAAACCTCCCTACTACAGGGGCAGGCTTACAAAGCTTTACAGTTAAGTATAGGGTTACTGTTAATGCAACCAGTACTACCTTTAATGCCTATCTTAGAGAAAATGGAACAAGAATTAATGGCGGAACCGCTATTGATACTTGGACACATGCTAGTATTACGGAAGCTTCTCGTACCATTGCTTGGAACGCGTCGCTTCTTGGAACAGCAAACGGCTCACTAGTTGAGGTTGAAATTGTAGCCACAGCTACAGGTGGGTCACCTACTAGTAGAACTACAGGTGAGTTCCAATTTATAAATTGGGTAAATAAGCCCGATGATTTAGATTTAGCACTTACTACCTTAAATACACCAGGATTAGCAGTAGTAGAACAAGTATCCGATGTTAATGACGCCTTAGGCGTGTCAACACTTAATACACCCAGCTTTATAGTAACAACGTTTCCAGCAGTTGTTGATGAGGGCAAGATAAATATAGTAGTACCTAACATTGTTAGTTTGCTATTATCTGAAAATGTAACTAGTATTAAAGATAATCAGGGCGTAGCTACTGCCGTGGATCCTTTGATTATAGCAGAAAACTTAGCTAGTGTTAATGCTGGCACAGACTTATTAACTGTAAACACTCAACCTTTAGCGCTTACTACTAATATATCTGATATTAAAGTAAGTCAGAATCTTACTACTTTAAACACTGAAGTACTAGCAATAGTTGAGAATGCTGCTGTTGTTCAGTTTAATAATCAGTTAGATATAACAACCGATTCATTAACTGTAACTGAAAATACTACTAACGTAAATGAAGCTAGAAATTTAACTGTCCTTAATACCTCTAATCTAGTAGTAACAGAGCTAGATGCTGGCATTAATATATTACTTAACTTAACCGTAACAACAGATAGTTTAGTACTAACAGAGAATCTGGTAAGTTTATCTTTAGATACTGGTCTAGTTACCGATACAGGTAGTTTAGTAGTTACCGAGTTTGCAACTACAGTAGTACAAAACGTAGAAATAGTAACAACCCAAGACTCTATCTTAATTACGCCTAATCTTACTTCTGCAGTACATAGACCTATTGAACGTATTGTTGCCGCAGTAGAGAATATAGTTGTAACTAGCTTTGACACTATAGTGTATACTGCAACGCAAATAGTAACAATACCTCCAGCAGTTATTAATATTGTAGAAAGAGTGGTAGAGGTTTTCTATAAAGAAACACCTTATATTGCTAGAGATATTCAAGAACTATCTGCGGGGTCTTTGGTAACTTTATACAGCTTAGACTTAACAGAGCTTGGAGATGCTATATACTACTTCCATGCTGGTACTAATGAGCTACACACAAGCGTAGTATGGCAGGGTATTGAATACTTACCATTCCCTATAGAGGCTAGAGGCTTTGATGTTAGTAGTAATGGAGAAATACCAAGACCTACAATAACAGTGTCTAATATACTTGGAACTATTGGCTCTTTAGCCAGAACCTTAGATGATTTAGTTGGTGCTAAGGTTAATCGTAAAAGAACATTCATGAAGTACTTGGATGCAGTTAACTTTGCGGATGGGAACAGGCTAGCAGATCCGAATGTATTCTTTGATGACGATGTATTCTATATAGATAGGAAAGTATCTGAAAATGCTTCGTTTATAGAGTTTGAGCTATCTTCCAACTGGGATGTAGAAGGACTTAAAGTACCTAAAAGACAAATAATACAGAATATTTGTCCTTGGTCGTATAGAAGCTCTGAGTGTTCTTATGCTGGAGGTGCTGTGGCAGATGCTTCAGATAATCCAACTGTGGATATACTAGAAGATTCTTGCAGTAAGTCCTTACATGGATGTACTTTAAGATTTGGAGAGAACGGTATTCTACCTTTTGGCGGATTTCCCGGTGCGGGGCTATTTAATGTTTAAACAAATATTAGAAGCAGCATATTTAGAGGCAGAAAGGGTCTTCCCTTTAGAGTCTTGTGGTATAGTAATATCAAAGGCAGGCATACTAGAATATATGCCTTGCCAGAATATTTCTAGTAATGCAGAACATACTTTTACAATATCTCCTAGGGACTATGCTAAAGCGGAAGACTCTGGAGATATTGAGTATATTGTGCACAGCCACTGCTGGACTAGCAGTGAACCTTCAGAAGCGGATAAAGTATCATGCAACCAAGGTAAGATACCTTGGTTGATATTATCCCTGCCAGAGCGAACAGAAGCTCTAGTAACACCAAACGACAAGGCTCTACCGCTAGAGGGTAGGGCTTTCTTTCATGGGGTAATAGATTGTCTAAGCCTAGTCAGGGATTACTACAGCAGTGAGTTAGGTATACCTATAGATAACTACTATAGGCAAGATAATTGGTGGGATAAAGGGTTAAACATGTATTTAGACTTGGCAGATGATGCTGATTTTGATATAATAACCTCTGGAAAACCAAAAGTCCATGACGTAATTATCATGCAGGTAGGCTCTCCTGTACCAAACCATGGAGCTATATATTTAGGAAATAATATAATTTTACATCACTTAGCCAACAGGAAGTCCTGTAAGGCAGTGTATGGGGGATTTTGGGAGAAGAACACTTGGGCATTTTTGAGACACAGAACATTGAGCCAAGAAAATATATAGGCAGACCTTTTGTATACGGCACTTCTGACTGTTACTCTCTACTTATGGAATTCTATGAAAGGGAGCTAGGTATTATAATACCTAAAGTCTCTAATGTAGAGGGTTGGTGGGAGGAAGGAGAAAACCTATATATTGATAATATAGCAACTGCCGGTTTCGAAGAGGTTGTAGACATTCAAGTACACGATGTTATACTAATAAAACTAATGTCTTCTGTGCCCAACCACGCGGCAGTATATTTAGGTGATGGTAATATTCTACATCATGTAACAGGTAGACTATCTAGTATAGTGCCTTTAACAGGCTTTTGGTTAAAGAATATTAGTACTATAGCAAGATATAAGGTGTAGTTTATGGAACTTACAACAGTAAGATTATACGGTAGCGTTGCTGAAATCTGCGAGCTTAGAGAATTAAAACTAGAGGTAAAGTCAATAGCTGAAGTCATAAAGGCTTTAGTATGTAACTTTCCTGAATTAAAAAAAGAATTTGATAAACCAGATAGTAAATACTCTATACTAATTGGAGACTCTGATATAGAAGAGTCTGAAATGTTTAACCCCTACTCTAAAAGACAAATAATAAGGATAGTACCTGTAGTAGACGGGGCAGGAGGTGTATTCAAGATAGTTTTAGGTGTTGCACTTATTTGGGCAACTGGGGGTTTTGGGGCGGGCACAGGTTTAAGTTTCTTCACTGGCGCTGCTGCTGGTTCTTTTGCAGCAGGTCTTGGTACTGTATTGGGCTCTATAGGTATGTCACTATTGCTTGGTGGTATATCTTCTTTATTTATGTCGCAGCCAGAAACACCTAAACCAGCAGAAGCCCCAGAAAGCACCCCTTCATTCTATTTTAGAGGTGCTGTAAATACCACAGCACAAGGACAACCTGTTGCTGTTGGTTACGGAGAATTATTAATAGGTAGTGCTGTAATTGGTGCTGGCTTAACTACGGTAAACATTTAAATGTCAGAAACATATATATCTGGTGCAAAGGGTGGAGGAAAAGGCGGAGGAGGCGGAGCAGCTCGTGTAGCTGTAGAAGCACCTGATAGCCTTAAATCTAGGCAGTATGCTAAAATATTAGACCTTTTAGGTGAAGGGGAAATAGGGGGTTTAATCTCTGGTTTAAAATCTGTACTTCTAAACGATACACCAATACAAAATGCAGACGGTACTACTAACTTTTCAGGCGTTACGTTAGAGTTTAGAAATGGAACACAAGAACAAGCCCCTATTTCTGGTTTTAAAGGCACTGAAGTTGAAAGCTCCGTAGGCTTAGAGATAACTAAAGCACTGCCTATTACTAAAACAGTCACAGACCCCGATGTAGATAGATTACGCTTAACTCTCGGGGTTCCAAGACTTACCCAACAAAATACTACTAACGGCGATATTACAGGGTCTTCTGTTACTTTTAATATTGCAGTACAAAGTAATGGTGGCGGTTTTCAAGATGTACCTATTACTCTAACCAGCCAAGCATCTGCAGTATCCGTAAGTGGTAGTCCTATTTCTACAAACGGAACATTTATAACCCTTAATACGGGAAGTTCTGCGGTAGGCATATCAGGGTCTATAGTATGGAGCAGACCTGTAACAGGGTCTAGTTTAGTACGTGTTATAAATACTGAGACACCTGCATGGAATGTATGGAACCCGTATACCTATCAAACAGTTAATCTCTATGGCGGAACTCCTCCAACAATAACACTTGAATATAATAATAATATTGGTAGTGGTTGGGTATTATTATCTACTAATACATTTACAAATCCCACAAGCACTACCCTAGGTACATCAGAAATAGCAGTAGATTTCAGTAATCTACCTGCAGCTAACTACTCTTTTAGAGTTACGAAGGTGTCTGGGTCTGGTAGTGTCTCAATGACATCTCCAGCAAAATATTTATATGTTGGTTCGGCTACAATATCTGGCAAAACCAATACTAAGTATCAAAGAAATATAACAATACCTTTAACAGGCAGTGCCCCTTGGGATATTAAAATTACTAGAATAACTGCTGATTCTACATCTTCGGCACTTGTTAATAATTTATATTGGGACTCTTATACTTCTATTATAGATGAAAGACTTTCATACCCAAACAGTGCCTATGCTTTTATATCTGTAGACTCAGAGCAGTTTGATAGAGTTCCTAGTAGGTCTTACCACGTAAGACTTCTTAAGGTTAAAATACCAACAAACTATGACCCCAATACTAAAATATATACCGGCCTCTGGGACGGTACATTTAAAGTAGCTTGGACTAATAATCCTGCTTGGTGCTTTTATGATTTAGTAACTAATACTAGATATGGGCTTGGTTCTTATATTCAAGAGTCTCAAATAGATAAGTGGGATTTATATAATATAGGTAAATACTGTGACGAACTTGTTCCTGATGGTTTTGGTGGACAAGAAAGTAGATTTACCCTTAATATTTATATGCAGACTAGAGAAGATGCTATAAAAGTAATACAAAGCTTAGTATCTGTCTTTAGAGGAATGACCTATTGGGCTGCAGGTAGCTTAAGTACTATCCAAGATTCTCCAGCAGACCCTGTAGCTATATTTTCTAAAGCTAACGTTGTCGGCGGGCAGTTCACGTACTCAGGTACGTCTATTAAAGCCAGACACAGTATAGCTTTAGTTACATGGAACGACCCAGGAAACTTATATAAACCAAAAGTAGAATATGTAGAAGATAAAGACTCAGTACTTAGGTATGGTATAAGAGAGGCAGAAGTTATGGCTGTCGGGTGTACTTCTAGAGGCCAAGCTAATAGACTAGGTAAATGGCTTTTATATTCTGAAAAACTAGAAACAGAAACAGTAGTATTTACTGCTGGCTTAGACGGTACAGTTATAAGACCTGGAGAAATAATACAAATAGCAGATGTTAGTCGTGCAGGTATTAGGTATTCTGGAAGATTGTTAAAAGGCTCACAAGCTAATAAACTAATATTAGATAGTCCTGTTACCTTTTCTCCGGATAAAAATTATACTGTTTCTGTGGTTATGCCTTATAATGCTAAGAAGTTACTACCTAATGGGGAGTACTCAGAGTCTAATCTAGGGGCTATAGAAACTTATGATTTTATAAAGTACGGTACTTCTTCTGAGATAATATTAAATACTCCGCTCTCTATGATACCTGAAGCTAATGCTATGTGGATGCTTTCGGAACAAGAAGTAGAAGCACAGCAGTTTAGGGTTTTAGGTATATCTGAAGAGTCGCCTAATATATACCAAATTACTGCTATAGAACATAATCCCACTAAGTTTGACTTTATAGATAAAGATGAACAACTTCAAACAGATTCTATATCTATAATACTAGATAGTCCTTTAGCTCCTACTAACCTAGAAGCATCTGAGATTTTATATATTTCGGGGTCGGGTACGGTATTAAACAGAATAGATCTTTCTTGGGACTTTATATCCAGCAGTACCTCATACTATATAGAGTATAAGTTAGATTCTGGAAATTGGGTGCCTTATGGAAATAACACAACAGTAGCAAATGTAACAATATACAACACACAGGTAGGGGTATATTCTTTCCAAGTATATAGCATAGATTCTTTAGGTAGAAGATCTAGTACGCCCGCACTTTTAGAAAACTTCATAGCTTTAGGTAAAACAGCACCACCAGCAAATGTTACTGGTTTTACAGCTTTATCCTCTTCAACAGGTGTTAAACTAAGCTGGAATCCTGTAGCAGATTTAGATTTAAAAGGCTATACAATTAAATACGGTATAGCTTGGGAAAGTGCTATAGTATTAGCAGAGCTTATAAACAGTACAACCTTTGAGCATACCACAGCTATTGAAGGTGAAAACTTCTATTTAATAAGGGCTGAAGATACCTCTGGTAACCTATCTACCTTAATAACTTCCACCGCTTTAACATTAGAAGCTCCTGCTTCTGTAAGAAGATTTATAGCAACACAAACGGCTAACAATATACAGTTAGATTGGGCTCCTTTAGAAGGGGCTGCGTTGTATGAGGTAAGAGAGGGCACTTCTTGGAGTACTTCTGTTTTTGTAACCAGAACCAATACTACCTATTTTAATCTGGCTGCTGGGTTTGCTCAAGGCGATAGAACTTTTCTATTAAAAGCTATAAGCTCTAACGGGCTTTATAGCTATTTAGCCTCTAGCACTACTACTGCTATAGCTGAGATACCTTATAGAAACATAGTTGTTACTGTAGATAAGGAGTTAGATAGCTATGCTGGTAGGCATATAAATACTCAAAATGTTGCAGGCACAGTACAATTAGTTACAGCTGCTGACCAACAAGGTGAGTTTATATTTGATATTGACTTAGGCTACTTCACTGAAGCACAGTCTACTGGATTTTATACTTCTTCTGTTGCTGAGATAGATACACTATCTTGGGATATTTCAACATTCGCATGGAATTCTTCTACTGCAGGATTAAGGGCTTGGTTACCTTTACAAGACGTAGATATTTCTACAGTATATACAACCTTAGAGATAGCTACAGATCCTGGAACTTTAAAAGCCGGACTTGTAGATGCTATTAGATTAGATGGAACTAGCAGCACATACCTAGGAACTGCTTTAGCTGAAAGTATTAACGCTACTACATTTATAACTGCAGGCAGAACAGGAGATGGATTAAATAGGCTTCCTAGTACTGTAGCTTCTTGGGGTATTACGATTCCCGAAGTATTCTCAATACTAGTGTGGGTGAACCCTGAAGAAGTATTTACAAACGGGTTTGAGTACTTTATGTTTACTCTGTATAACACAACCACCAGCGCTTTTCTTAAAGTTACTTACAAAGATGGAGAGCTGCTAATGGCAGACGAGTTAGGAAACTTACAAATATTAACATATGCGCTAGCACCTGATAAATTATTTGCATTAGTAGTATCTCAAAGCACAATAGAGAGAAAACTAATGGTATCTAATATTTATGATTCTGATAATGCTACCGTAAACATTCAAACTATTTCCCCTTCCGGGGCTTTTAATTCACTGAGACTTTACTAAAATGGTAGAAGATAAAAAAGAAAATCAAATGCTGTCCTTTAAGGGCAGCATGAGAGCAACACTAACAAAAGCAGATTCTTCTGTCATAGTGTATAATAGAGACAACTTAATAGTAAATGCCGGCTTTGACCTTATATGCGCATCTTTAGGCAATGGCTCTAGGCCTGCACTTTTAAGTCACATAGCTGTAGGCACGGGTGCAACAGCTGCAGTGGCAGGTAATACAGGACTACAAATAGAGCTAAGTAGGATAGCTGCAGCATATGCTCACACTCTCAGTACTAAAGTTTTTACAATGTCCTGTACTTTCGGTGTGGGTGTAGGTACTGGGGCGCTTACAGAAGCTGGGGTATTTAATGCAGCATCTGCGGGAACTATGTTAGATAGGGTAGTGTTTCCTGTTATAAATAAAGGGGCGAGCGATACTTTAGGTATTACATTTACCTTTACGTTAGCTTAGTATTAAACTATGGCAGATACAGTAAACACGAGCAAGACAGCTAATACTGTATATACTTGGAGTACCTACACTGCGTCCTGGTTAAGTGCCTCCGCAGTAGATACTTGGGAAAGCGCAGCGCCATTTAGTTGGACTACTGGGGTTTCCGTAGCGCTAGGTATTGCAGAAGCCCCTGCACCTGCTAAAAGTATAGTTAAAGGCTCTTTTAATGAGTCTTTAACTTTTACGGAGCAGATAACAAAGCAGTATATAATGCAGCAGGCAGTATCGCTTAGCTTCTCTGAAGTATTTGATAGAGTTTATAACATAGTTAAAACATTCAATGAGTCTTTGGTCTTCACTGAAGGTACGTCTAAGAATATAATTATCCCAGTAGAAGAAGCCTTCTCCTTTTTAGAGTTTATTAGTAGGCTTCCTTCTGCAACCTTTTCAGATATATCAATATTTAATACGCCCCTAACCTTAACGCAGTTCCAAGATTTAGTAGATTCTGGAAGCCCTGCAGGTTTCGAGCAGTTTAAGAAGTTTCTTCCTGGAGATTATGCTTATAGATACGCAAAAGTTAAAGCCATTCTTACTACACTTTCAAATGATACTCCTGTTCTAGATAATCTTAAGGTTATTGTGGACGTGGCAGATATTCATAATAAAGGCACAGCAGTAATTGTAACTGCTGCTACCGGCATAGCTGTAACATTTGATAGACCTTATAATGCAGGGAACCCAAATGTTATATTAGCCTTTAAAGGTGGGATAGGTGGAGTAGCTACTCCAGAAATAAGCAATGAAAGTCTAACAGGATTTACTGTTAAACTAATAAATAACGTTGGAACCTATGTAACAGGTTCCGTCACTTGGGCATCAGATGGGTATTAAATAAATGTCACAAAATTATACAGAATTTCCGAATACAGACACGCTTAATGCGTCTCATGCAAAAATAATAGATAATTATAAGTCCTTTAGGTCTCTTAATGCTGGCGTAACATTTCCTGCTACTCTTCTATACGACGGGACTCCTTGCTGGAGAACGGACTTAAATAAGCTATACATATATGATGGTATATCAGCTTGGCAGGACTTAGTTCCTGGGTACACGCATCCCTCATATGCTACTACAAATATAGATACTACGGGTGCTACTATTATTGATAGTATTACAACCACTGCTGAAGGACATATTTCAGCAATGACTACCAGAGTGTTGACAGTTGGAGACTTAGGGGCTTTAGCAGCTGGAGCAAACGCTGTGTCTGCTACTAAGTTATTAACTACTAGAGCTATATCTCTTTCAGGGGACGTTACAGGTACAGTTAACTTTGATGGTACAGCTGCAGTAAATATAGTTGCTACAGTTGCTAATGATAGCCATACTCATAGCACTTACGCTCTTACAACCCATACACACACAACAGCAAATGTAACAGGATTAGATACGGCACTGGCAGCTAAAGCCGCTTTGGCAAGTCCTGCATTGACGGGCACACCAACAACACCCACTGCGGCAACTGCAACTAATAATACTCAGATTGCTTCTACCGCTTTTACGAGAGCGGCTATTACGGCTTATGCGCCAACAACTAATGTAGCTACAGCTATAGCGGCTTTAGCTTTTGGTGGTGTTGGTACATATGCTTTACTAATAACCAAAAGCACAACCAATGTGGCGGTGGGAGCAACCAGTGCGGGTTCTTTATTACGCTATGTTGCTGGAGAGCCCCTATCAATTTTGGGCTCAGTGGGGGGGACAAGTCTTACTGTGACCTCAATAGGCACCGAAACTGCCTTATCCGGTACTTGGAGAAATATGGGGGCTGGACTATCCGATGCCTCTTCCAGCACTTCTACCATTGGTAGTAATGGTATTAGAAACTCTATAAATCTATGGTTGAGGATTTCATAATGACAACAGTAACTAACTACAGAAACGCGCAGTATAACGATGATTCAACCGTTGATTTAGAGATTTTAACTGATGAGTTCGGTTGGATTCCTACAACGATTTATCCACTTGATGATGACCAAGAACCCCACATGATTCAAATTAAGCAGTGGTTAGTTGATAACGCTGGCTTGATAGCAGCGCACGTACCATATGTGCCTTCACAAGCTGAGATTGATGCTCAGGCTTTGGCTGACTTTAAGGCTTCACGCACACTTGCTGTTTCTCAAATAGTAGTAACAACTACGTCTGGTAAAACTTTTGATGGTAATGAAGAGGCTCAGAATAGAATGGCCAGAGCTGTAGCTGCAGGGGCTTCTACTGAGACCACTCAATGGTTATTGGCAGATAATACTGTAGCTACTGTAACATATGCAGAGATAAAAGAAGCTTTAAGGTTGGCAGGGCTAGAACAGACAGCTCTTTGGATGCCTATAGGATAATAAATGAAAAATTTAGTATTAGAGGGCGGAGGAGTTAAAGGTATAGCATATGCTGGAGTATTCTCAGCCCTCTCCTCACAGAATCAGCTCAATCAGATAGAAAACGTTCTTGGTGTATCAGCCGGAGCAATCGCTGCTGTGTTCCTAGCTTTAGGTATGACATCTAATGAGATAGAGCAAGCCTTAAGGTCTATAGACTACACAGAGTTCAAAGATGATAGCTTCGGTGCCCTTAGAGACACCTATCGCTTTGTTTCCAAATATGGAAAACATAAAGGAGATTTCTTTGAGCATTGGCTAGCAGGTATAGTAGAGGCTTATACTGGAAACAGGCATTGTACATTTGCAGAGCTTGCAAATGCTGAAAACAGTAAGAACCTTTATATAGCAGCTACGTGTTTAGACTTAGGAACTCAGGTAGTTTTCTCAAAAGAAACACACCCTAGTATGTCCATAGTTACGGCATGTAGGGCTAGCATGTCAATTCCTTTCGTTTTTGTCCCTGTAGAGCTAGAGGGGCATTTATATATTGATGGTGGAGTTTTAAATAACTACCCAATTAACTTCTTTGATAGAAAAGGCGGAGATACTATAGGTATTAAACTTGAAACTTCAGAGGAAATTAAGGGCGAACATATCTATAAACATAATAATGTTTTACAGTATTCTATAAATATATTTAATGTAATTTACGATAGCTTACAAACTAAGCACATCTCTAAAAGAGACTGGGCTAAAACAATCATCGTAGATTGTGGAAGTATATCTGCTATGGATTTTAAGTTAAAGGATAAAGATAAAGATGCTTTAATTCAAAGTGGTTGGAAAGCTACTTTGGAGTTTTTAACTAAATGAAATATATAATTATATTTTTAACTTGTTTTATACTTACTGCATGTGCGCTATCTCCTGGTACCTCAGGAGGAGGCGCAGCGTACAAGTATGCAAGAACTGAAACAGGCTGTACTTTAGAGATATCATCTTCTAGAGATATAACAGATGGCTCTATTTCTATAGATAAAGACTGTAGTTTAACTACTAGCTTAGATAGCGGTAAAGGTGTAGGAAATTCTGCCTTTAAAGCCATAGATTCTTTAGTTAGCAGAATACCAGTAGCCCCCTAAAAACAGACTAGGCGTTTTCAAAAATTTACTTTTTGAATTTTGAAGTACAAAAAAGCCCCAACAACTCTCGTTGAAGGGGCTTTTTTATGTCTGTTATTTATTTTGAAAAAGTAAGAGCTATCATTATGGCTCTTACTTCCAAATTATCAAAAATAATAGTTTTTCATATTTAATTTAGGTCTTAAAACGCAAAAAGGAACACAATGAATAAATCATTGCGTTCCCGTAAAGTTTTTGAAATTTTATTTTTTGTTTTGAAAAAGTGAATATCGTTTACTGATCCTCACTCCAATGCTTTCCACATCTTGGGCAGTCAAAAGTCTTCCAGTATGCATCATCTGCAGGACACCAGTTACCTGTGTTACTTCCATACTTAAAGGTAGCCTCTTTATGCTTACAGGATTCTTGGTACTCTGCCAGATCTTTATTAGCTCTAACTATGTTCCGCTTTAGTATGTTTAATTTTGTAATTTTTTCCATCTAAGACCTCTAGATAATATCACAAACCCCAGAAACACAAGCTAATTCTTTAGTAGAAGTAGTCGTATCTTCTAGCTCATATAATCCTAACTCTGCCCAATTTGCTTTAGGCATTTTAGTTAGCCACTCATTATACTCTTCTTCTGTGATTTCTTGGTATGGGGCTTGCTGGTAAGAATGATCTGAATGAGGTAGGAAACTAATACCAGAAACAATATCAAAATTATCATAAACCCAAGAGCCTACCTGAAGCCACTCATTCTCTCTAACATATACAGTTATAGAAGGCTTATGTTCAGTCCAATGTAGTTGATAAAGCTTCCAAATGTCACACTGCTCTATAGCAGTCATATCATTACGCATGACTGAGCCTTTAGGGGCTTTTATAGGGAATGAGAATACTAGCCCAGTACCAGGCTTCATCACATCTTCTTCGTAGGGGAAACCTTGAGCCATCATCATAGTAGCTAAAGGATCTTTATTGTCCGCCCTAACTGTTCTAATGTAGAACTCAGCGTATCTTTGATGTATACCACTAGCACTATCTACTAACTGAGATACTGTTCCACTTGGTTTAACTGCTGTTACAGCAGTAGCAGGTTTAACACCTAATAAAGGAGCCCATTTAGCATTTGTAGCAACACTTAACTCTCTAAGCTGCTCTAGCGCATCTTCTAAGTCAGTTACTTCACCCTTTTCATCAAAAGCTCTCCAAGCATTCTCTTCTGAGCTACCCATACGGTATGGAGACCTGATACTATTACTTAAGATTTGGTGATCCATAATACCTGTAATAGAAACACCAAGTAAAGCTTCTTCAATAGTATTTCTAGCCCACTCACTTGATAAGTATCTAAAGTTAGTTAAAGATGCTTGCATAGTACCTAGTATAGTAGCCAGTATTACTTTCTCTTTCAGCATTGCGAAAGTATCATCAGACTTAGCAACTATTTCTGTAAGATTACAGAACTGTTTACTACGTAATACAATTTCAGAACAAGGATTGCAACCCCATTCAGTGTAGCCTAAGTTCCTACGTCTAGCAGGTAGTAATCTATTAGCCGCTTCTCTATTAAAGATACCGCGCTCTCCAGACTTAGAATCATAAAGAGCTTTCCACTCTTCCATGAAGATACCAATATCTGGCTTTTCAGTATAACTAACACTATTATTAGCTAGTGCTCGTTGAGCGTTATCAGTCCACCACTGACCACTCTTTGCGTCACGCATACGTGGGTCAGATAGGTTAGATAAGCTTATTAATGCAGAGCGTCTAACGCCACCAACTACTACAATATCAGCAATTTTACAAACTAAATCATGTACTTCTAGTGAGTTAAGTTTTCTACCTCTAGCTTTTTGGAATAAGTCAATAGAGAAGTGAAATAAGTCCTCTAAAGGTCTCGGACCACTTGCTCTACCACCAAATGTCTTAAGCTTAGCACCTGCTGGTCTTACCAAAGATACGTCCCATTTAGGTATCTGACCTTGGAATAGTAAAGAGATTAACTCTCTAAAGGACTTAGCCCAACCAATCTTACTATCCTGAACTATAATAGTAGTATCTGTCTTATGGAACTCTTCAGCAATTTCTGGTAACTTAGTTATGAACTGGCGCTCAACACTAAACCCTAAACCAGTACCGCACATAAGGACATACATAATCTCATCGAATACTTGAGGCTTATCAACAGCAACATAACTACAATTAAATCCAGCTACTTCATCTCTATCTAACGCCTTGCCTGCTGTCATTAAAGAACGCATACTAGGCATTATTTCAGTATTAAATATGGCAGGCTGTATTTCATTTCTTAGAACATCTGCATGCGCTGGAAATCTACCTTCCCAGAAAGTAATAAGCCTATTTACTGTTTCAGCCCATGTTTCTCTTCTATTTTCTTCTTCAATCCATCTAGCATACCTACTTAGTGCTATAAACTCTTCATAGCTTGTTTTTAATCCTGCCATTTAAAACATATCCTCTAGTTCTACGTTATATAATATTTCTTGCATTTCGTTTGTTTTCCAAGCGTTCCATAGGTTAATAGGCGGAAACTTGAACTCAGCCCACATAACCCTGCTCACTTCCCCGTAGAGCCATGCCCTTTAGCTCCTCTTGTAGAGTCTTTTAATGTTTGAACAGATAGAAACTGAACTTCTGGTACTGGCAGAATTAATAACTGAGCAACCCTGTCAAACTGCGCAATATCTATAGGTACTTTACCTTTATTAGTTAAGGTAAGAGACACTTCGCCTGTATAGTGAGCATCAATAATGCCTACAGTATTGGCAAGTACAACTTCAAACTTTGTCCCTAGCCCACTTCTAGGGGCAACCACTCCCACATATCCAGAAGGTATGTCTAACTTAATCCCAGAGCTGACCTTTCTTTTAGTGCCTGGCTCTAAGGTGAAGCTTTCTTCATTACTTTTTAGGTCAAATCCAGCATCTGTTGGGTGTGCTTTCTCTGGGTAACAACCTTTTTCAAAAATCATATCAATTTTTAACATTTTTTACATACTCCGCAGCTTCTATCTCTTTACCAGCTACAATGATGTGGGTAGCAGCTCCACGTTTACACATTTGGTAAGCATCTAAATATAAATCTTTACCATCTAAAATTCTTTTAAACTCACCCTTTTTAACAAAGGGCTCTATAGCTAGTTTAAGGTAGGAAATCATAGAGCCGTTGGTAGCAGCATATCTATCTCCAACCTCTCCACCTTTACCATACATTCCCATGCTGTAGTTGTGTAGCATACACATGCTGTGTTCATACACAACACGCTTATCTCCTGCTAAAAATACCATAGCAGCCATAGAACTAGCTTCAGCATCCATTACTGTTATAGACCTGCCACGGAATATTTCGTGCATTAGAGCTATAAGCTTCTGCCCTATTGAAACATCTCCACCACCAGAATTAAGTCTAATCTCTAGTAGATCGTCTCCGCCTGCGGCTCTTAAAGCCGCAATCATTTGGTCAAACTCCCTGTTTTGTTCAATACCATCAGATATGTAAAGTGAGTGGTGTGTGCAGGTATATATTACTTCTGTAAGATATAAATATTTTAAATCATCTTGATTGCGTTGGCTCATAGTTTTCCTTCTATGTCTTTAATGTTATCTTCTCCGATTGCTGCCTCGCAGAAAGTGAGTAAATCCATGAGTTCGTAGTTAACTAGAATACGGTCACCAAACTCATTTAAGTTCTGTATATGCTTGTATTTTTGATTTATAGGTAGCATATCATAAATATCTAGCGCGCTGCCATACTCTCTCAACAAGGAAGCTGCACGTTTAGGTCCAATACCTGCAACTCCTGGTACGTTATCTCCTGAGTCTCCTTGGAGAACCTTTAGAGATATATACTGTTCTTGAGTACAATCATAATGCTGATCCCAGTTATCTAATGTTACCTCTTTTCTAGTTACATAAGAGAACCTAGATACTTTAGGTGAAACTAATAGATCCCAATCTCGATCACTTGAGATAAGCCAAGTATGTTCATAGTTCTTACTATAGTATTTAGTAATGTAGGCGGCTATATCATCCGCTTCTACACCTTCATACTTAAGTATTACAAATCCTGCTAATTCTAGCATTTCTAGTGTTTTAATATAGTCCTCAAAGAACTCTTCGAACTCTTCTGTTTCCTCTGGAGTCTGTTTCTCTTTTAATACTTTCCTATTTCCTTTGTACTCAGGGTCTATACCTATTCTATAACTTGAGCCTTTAAAATCAGCAGTAATAATTATATCCCGACACTCGTATGAGTTAGCTAAAGATCTAACAGTCTCTAAATACTTAGCTGCATAGTTTTTAGTTTTAGCATGCTTATATCTAAAGGCTAAGTTAAGACTGTCTAGGACTAGTAAGTTATTAAAACTAGATTTATCTCCCATTTTTGCAAATGATGTTGCCATTAATTATACCTTTATAAATTTTGGGTTGTCTTCTAGCCAATCATCTAAAAGAGCCATATATACATTCAAATGTGAATAATATATATATCTGTATTCTTCTATAGGTTCTTCCTCAAAACATACAAATATCTTACTTCTATCGAACTTAAATATTAATAGCCATTTCTTACCTACCTGCACACCCTGTCTTCTGGCTTGGATAACCCACTCTTCTATTTGTGGAGTTTTATGTGTGAGCAATCCGCTATTAATATGATCCTCTTTATATCCTTTAACCTCTACACAGAACAGATTACCTTCTCCAGGAACATATAAGTCCCCTTTTAATCCGTGTTTTGCGTCTAAGGCTCCAGAAGAGGGAATCCTTTCCCAGTTTAATCCTGTTCTCTCTTTAAGCACTTTCTTTATTTGAGCCTCTATCCTAGCGCCTTTGGCTCTCGAATCTACTTTAGCTACCATTAGTCATTAACCTTCTCTATACTTGCAATATCGTGTTCATTTTTAGAGACTAATACTTGAGGGACAAGCGGATGCTGAAATTCGTGACTAACAATAAGGGTATTAAGGTTTTCTTTAATTAGTAGAGAAATTAAAGTGTCTTTGCCTTCTTCATCCAATACTCCCATAATCTCATCAAGGAATAATAAATTAAGCTTAGTCTTGCTGATATTTGACATAAGCTTCCTGATAGCCAATACGGTACTCGTATTAACTCTTGCAAGCTCACCAGTAGATAAAGCATTAATAGAAATATTTGTTCCATTATCTATGATCTCAATATTTAATTTATCTTTTACTAGAACAAATAGTATCTGGAATCTTCCAGATGATAACTCAATAAGATAGTTGTTTATCTCTTCCTCTAAAGCTTTAACAACAAACTCAAGTTTATATGTTAATAATCCTGTTGTTCCAAAAGCGTCTTTAAGTGTGGCTAAAATAGCCATTTTATTTTGAAGACTAGTCTGCTCAGAAAACAGACTACTCAATTTTTCAGTATGTGTTTTCAACTCTTCAGAAAGTATTTCTATCTTAGCATTATGTGCTGTAGCTTCAGCATTTTTTAAAGATATTTTCTTAACCTCTGACTCTGTATCTCTAATCTTAGTTTTAATAACTAATATATTTGCTTCTAGGTCTTCTTCTGAGTCTATTTCCTCTGGAATGGACTCATCAATATAATTAGATAACTTCTCAAACTCATCTACAGCAGACCTATGCTTACTATACGCTACAGCCTTGGATTTAGCTTCCTTAAGCGCATCTGAAAAACCATCGGTTTTACACTTACTAACTTCTGCCTCTTTCTTCAACTTTTCAATCATATCTGCTACATTTTCGGCATGAATAGTCTGTCCGCATGAACTACATGTTTTATCTATACTTTTAGCTTCTAGTAGTTTTAGCTCTCTATTAACTCTGCTTAGGTTAGCATTTTCTACTTTAATATCTGACTCTATATCAGATACGGCAGACACCTCAGGGGCTTCATCTTTATAAATTAGAAGATTTTTATCAATCTCTTCTAGCTTAGCCTTATACGCATTATTTTTATTAATCTTTACGTTATTAGATTTAATATTAGTTAACGCGTTAGAAAGAGCAGATAATTCATCTATGTCACTAGATTCAACTATAGGCAGCGAGTAAAGAGGTTTTTCAGTTAAGTCCATATCCTTATGAGCAGCCAACCACTTACTAGAGCTATCAGCTTGACCTGAAATATATGTCGTTTTACTACTTACTGTCTTATGCTCATTCTTGAACTGTTCATGAAGTGCGAGATAATCATCAAGATTAAATAGAGATATAAGAAACTTTTTACGCTCAGTATCTGTAGCCTTCAAGAACTGTAAGCTACTTGTACTGCTTTGGTATGTTAGCTGGGAGTAGAGTTTATAATCTAATCCTAAAATATTTGCTATCTGAGCATATGTTCCAGTAGCTGTATGACTTGAAATATCTTCTTTATCTTGAAGTAACGTCAGTTTAGTACTTGCACCTTTTCTGTGTAGATGTACCTCATACTGAACACCCTTCGCTAAAAAGTAGACTACACTATCTACAGCGGCCGAGTCTATCGCTCTATTGGGTATATCTGCTTTCTTTATACCTTTACTATTTTTACCAAATAACGTTTCTTCTAGTATAATTGGTATTGAGCTTTTACCTGTGCCGTTTGCGCCACAAATCTGCAATAGTGAGGTATTGGTAAACTCTAGCTCGTTGTTTTCTCCGTAACTGAACCAATTACTCCACTGCAGTTTTTGTATATATATCATCAAATACTCCCATAACTGTAGAAACTTCCGTACTTGATAGATGTTGTATATCTTGTAGGTATATAATCACCTCTTCTCTCAAGGTTTTATTGCTTAAGTCTAAAGTAGAGGAATACTCTCTTTTAACTAGCTTCTTATCTATAAGGTCATTCTTAGTATCTATATCTGCCAATTCTAAGCTTGAGCCTTCAATCTCATAAACCGTATGGTGAAATCCTGTAGCTACAGCATCTTCCATACTATCAACTGTTCTGCGTATAAGTTGAGGAAGTTTTAACTCAACCCACACGTGAGAATGGTCTTTTGTATCAAATAATATAACACCCGTCTTTACTTCCTTTCTATGAAATGAAGTAGTAAGTGGGCTGCCTGGATATAGTATATTACGCTGACTATTGCTATAGCTGTGTAAATCTCCAGCCAGTACAGTTTTCCATCTATTGAACAGTGTTAGGTCAACTTCTGCAGTTACATGTGGTGGAATATCTCCTCTACAGTGTGTACATAGTAAATCAGAAGTTAAGTCAGAAAACTGGTCGGTTTTTAACTTATACAAGTCTGTGTATGGTATGAAATCGATCTTCTGACCATCTACTACAAGCTGCTGTGCTCCTAGTAATATTGTTACGTTCTTATTCAAAGCCTCTGTAACAGGCTTAAGTGTTTCGAAGAAGGTCTTGCCTCTTCGCGTACTTTCATGGTTACCATCATAAATATACGTCTTAGTAGGTAGGCGTGTAACTAATTGAAAATATAGTTGAAGTTCTTCAAGGTTTGGCGCCTTGTCGAAAATATCACCCCCAATGATAACAATATCAGCATCTTCGGCAAGGATACAAAATTCTTCAAAGAACTTCTGGAAACGGTTTTTCTGCCAATCCTTTGGTACGTTTTTCTGACCTAACTTAATATGAAGGTCAGCTGTAAATAGTATTTTCATATTTCTCCAAGAATAAAAAAGCCCCACAACGTGCAGGGCTTTTCAAGGTCACTTCACTATGGCTTACATAGGAATATCGTCGTCTAAAGAGGCTAACTCATCTGCCGCTTCTTCATCTACATTTTCTTCCTCTTCTTCTGGGAGAATAGAACGTTTTAAGAAGGCTAACTGATCTTCTGGAGTAGGTCTAGGGAAGTACTCATCTACAGTTTTAGATGCTTCTACTAGTGCTAGTTCGTCCGCTGTTAAAGGTACTTTATTCTTTTGGCATTTAAGAACCTCTACAGTATACTCAACATTGAACGCTTTTGGTCCAGTTTTCTTACGGTTAACTGCTACTGCCCAGCCGTCTACTAGATCAGTTGGGTCGCCTAAATCCTCTGCCGCTAATAGGATTTGTTCGAACATTTTTTTCTTAAGCCCTAAAGCTTTTACTTTCCCATCTACAGGGTCAATACATAACGCCATGTATGCCCAACCACAGTTAATGTCTGGGAAGTTCTCAGCAACTACATCACGCTCTACATTGGTGAAACGTTCTTCTTGTCTATCGAATGATAAACACTCAATAGGAACAGAACCACTACCGTCTCTAGTAGGTACCCAATATACATAGCGTGCTAGAATATCACCAAACATACGAAATACGTTAGTACCGTCTTTGAATTTGAAATACTCTAGTTCGCCTTTTTTTGCTGAACCATTAACTTTTGCAAATGCTACCATTTTGTTTCTCCGAATTTCCCCAACTATGTGGGTACGTTTTTAAAGTGAATTAAATTGTCTCTTATATCTAAGAGATTGTTGAGCCTTAACTTCTCTACTGGGAGGTCAGAAAACTCTACTGGGATAGTAGTAATTCCTCGCATTTTATACTCTAGGAAGTCTCTCTTCCCCGCCAAGTAAAGATATACTATACGCTCCTCGATAGTCGCGCGATTTCTGAAATTTTCATTCAGTTTATTATTATAACAAATATAGGTTTCGTCCGCAAGTAAAAATGATGGGAGGGGTTCGACGGATGCAATTATATCCTTTCCGGTTATCATTCTGCCTGTTAGACGTCTTTCTAAGTGAAATAATATTTCTGACTTACTCATAGTCTTAAGTAAGTTTAATAGGTTGTATCTTAGTATCATATATGTACTTCTTTAACTGAGTACCCCATATTTATATAATAGTTTAATCTTCCCGCTGCTTGCCTCTTACCTGTAGCACCCTTGTAACACACGTCTATAATGTGAGGATTCATCTTGCCTTTATACTCTCTAGTAATACGTCCGATTATCTGCTCTAACATCCCTAAATTTAAATGACTAACAGGGAACGCTAGTATTACACAACTAAGGATATCTACCGATATCCCTTCTTTAAATATAGAAGTTGTACCATATATAGCCCCTATATCTGTAAATACTCTTTTAAGTAATGCTTTCCTATCTTCAGTTTGCCCAGTTATAGCAACCGCACTTTTAGTCAGTGACGCGCAATAATCTAGAAACTCTACCCTATCGCCTAATACTAGAGTTTTATGTCCCCCATCAATAGCACTATTTGCTAGGTCTATTATCAAATGCCTGTGTCGCATATTATTAGCTATGGAATTAACTTTAGTTGCCCAAGGTATCATCCTATTACTAGATAATTCAGTCTCCGTGTATACCATAGTAACAGTAGGTTTCATTCTATTTTGTTCTTCAGGCTTAAACAGCTTTTTACCGAAGAAGTCATAGAGTAAGATATGTTTCTTGTCCCTTCGCACTAATGTAGCAGATAGTCCCACTTTAATACTTGCCTTAGATTTATCTATAATATTCTTAAAGGTAGAAGCGGGGCAGTGGTGTACTTCGTCCATTATGATAAGACCAAACTTATCTGCAACGTCTCCAGCTATCTTAGATAATGTTTGTACATTAGCAATAACTACAGGACTATTAATATCCTTTCTACCACTACCAATTACACCAGCACGTTCACCAAACATCTTAAAGTATTCATCTTCCCATTGTTGTCGCAAAGCGACATTGTGGACTACTATCAAAGTCTTAAGCCCAAACTTTGCGGCTATAGCTAAACCTGTAAAGGTCTTGCCCCAACCAGGCTGTGCATTGATAATGCAGTCACCTTCGATATTATCGTATATTTCTTGCTGGTCTGGTCTCAGTTTAATACTAGCCGCCATTTCAGGGAACTTGTATTTAGGATAAACTCGTTTATCAACTATCTCCCAACCTTTAGGAATTAAGTCTACTCTACCAGAAGGGATAGTTATTGCTCTCTTGCCTATAGACGTAGCATTACATACTATCTCTGGCATTGCCTCAGGATTGCTAGGTTGAAAGGAATAGGTTAACACACCTTTAAGCTTTTCCAGTAAGTCTGCATCGTAGTTTAAATATATTCTATTACTTATTACTGCTTTCATAGTTTCTTCTTAAATTCTTTTATATACTCTCTTTCTAAGCTGTACATTAAATAATACTCCCCATATCTTACAATAGTTACATATTTATATTCGCTATCATAAACTGCGCTAGGTACAACAACAGGAGTAGGGTGGTCATATAAATGTATTATTACCTTCGCATTAAACTTCACTGTACTTTTAATCTCGTAGCACCGTACTATGCAATTTTTCATCTTCTTGTAAGAGAATAATCTTCCTGTATTATCTATGTAAGTATCTTTGCTAGTTGCTCCCATTATTAAGTCTCTTGGAGACTTTATAACTTTCTGTAGTTTATATACATTATCAGACGTTATCTTAACCCTTCTAGCCCCTAAAGTTTCTCCTACTAGGTTCTTGTTATCTAATATATAAACTCCCCAGTAAGTATAGACGGTTGTTATGCCGTCTATAGTTTCTATCTTATCGTAGCTTCTTAACTTAAATACTGGAAAGACTATTTTATCTAATGTAAGATTATTCATCTAATAGCGCAAATTCATTCTCTGCATCAAATACAGGAGCAGACGCTTTAACAAACGAGTAATCTTCACCTATTTCAACATCAAGACCAACAGGAGAACCAGGGATACTAACACCCATATCTTTCTGTGTTTCTTCTGCCATTATTTGTAGGTATCTAGCTTTATCTTCTATCTTAACTTCCGCAATAATACTATCATGTACTAGTGCGAATATTTTAACATCTAGGTTTTCTTGTTTAATACGAAGCTGAGTATTGAAAGCTGCGATTAGGTTCAAATCAGAACTTACTGATTGAATTTGGAAGTTAACACCTGAACGTATAGCATGACCAGATACTTGTCTATCACTAGAGAAAGCATTTTTAAGTCTACGTTTTCTACCAAAGGCAGAATATAACTCACCATGCTGTTTAATTAGCTGTTTCTGTAAATCAAGCCACTTCTTAAGTTTAGGGAAGTTACCAAAGTATTCATTGATAATTTCTTGAGCTTCTTCTGTAGACTTACCAATAGACTCACCAACCTTAGCCGCACCAGAACCGAACAGAATACCGAAGGTTACGGCTTTAGCCGCTTGACGAAGCTCTTTATGCTTCTCAGCTATATCTTCAACAGGGCAATTAATATTGAAAGCAATCTTAGCCATTGAACTATGGAAATCTCCGCCATCAACAAACACAGAACGCAACTTCTCATCACCAGATAGAACTGCGGCAATATACATTTCAGCGGTTTTTAAATCCTGAGAAACTATCTCATACCCTTCTCTAGCTTTAATACAGCGCTTCACAGTCTTATCATCACGAGGAAGCTGTTGCATGTTTAGCTTACCGCTAGACGAAAGTCGACCGGAGGTCGTAGTCGTTAGGTTAAAACCTGTACGCAACCTATCATCACTATCTAACCCAAGCAAAATCTTGTCTAAATAAGTAGACTTGATTTTGTACATCTTTTTATATTCAGATATAGCTTTTGGAAGTGCATGAATTTTTCCAAGCTCTTCTAGAACTTCTTTATCTGTAGATATAGCACCAGTATCCGTTCTCTTATCAGGAACAGGTAATCTTAGCATATCAAAGAATACAGTGCGTAAGTGTATTACTGAGTTGGGGTTGAATATCTTATTGGTTGTAGCCTCAAAATGCTTTACCACATCAAATGAATAGAAAGAAGTTTTTAAGTCATGCAACCTAGCGGCAAAGATAACTTGTGCTTCTCTTAGTCTTTCTCTACTGAAAGGCACACCATTTTCTTCCATTTCGCATAGAAACTTCATAGCCGGAACCATGATATTTCTATATACGTTTGTTAAGCCTTCGCTTCCTTCAATAGAAGGGAAAAACTTATTAAATAGCTCAATAGTTGCCGCAGTATCTATAGCGGCATAAGTTGATAATATTGGAGCAGGGATTAAATCATAAGTAAAATCTGCTCTCTTAATTTTGTGATTTTTACAATAGTTATTTCTGAACTCGTCTAGCTCTTTATCATAGTCACCTAGGTCGGTATACTTAATACTTAAAGGCTTAAGTCCATGTGTCCCCGGACTTTCATCTAGTAAGTAATGAATCATCATAGTATCTTCAACTTTATCAAAAACAAAGTCGAAATGGTACTCTAACATTTTAATATCGAACTTCGCATTATGAAATACGCAAGTCTTAGCTAAGAATAGCTTTTGAAGTAAAGCTTGTACTGTATCAGTAATATAGTCTGAGTCAATATATACGCCAAACTTCTCTTTATGAGATAGAGAAATACCTAAAACATATCCGTCTCTAGCGTATAAAGAGGTTGTTTCTGTATCCACTGCTAGGTATTTAAAGTCGGATGCTAGTAGTTTAGTTAAGTACTTGATGGCTACATTTTCATCTTGAATGAAATAAGTTTCTACATTAGCAATTGCAGCATGCTCGCCTTTAACATAAGCATTTATACTGTCTACAGCTTTAGTAAAGGCAGGTAAACTCTCCGGCTTAATCTTAGCCATAGCAGGGTTAGTCAAGGGAAGAAACTTTTCTTCAATTAAGAAACCCTGAGAGGTAGTAATACCAGTAATCTTAGCCACAAACTTAGCAGGCTCAGCACCTACTAGGATTACGAAGTCATAACCCTCTTGCAAGGTTAAGTCTAAAGTTATATCTTTCTTTAGTATTTTATCTTTTCGTACATCAGATAAGTGTAACAAGTCAAAGTCAAAATCAAAAAACTGATTATATCTTGTATTGCTAGGGTATTTATCTATAATAGCCACTTTAGGCATTGTCATATAGCATTTCCTTTAATGATTTTACATCTTCGTGTGTTAAATTTCCAGGGTCTACATCATCTTCTAAGTCTACAGGCTCAACAATGAAATCATCCTTTAAGTATTCAAGTAAATTCAAAGTTGCGTTCCTTCCAGCTAAATCTCCATCATACATTATATAGATTTTTGACACGCCGCGCAACTTAAAATTTAATAACTTGTTGATATTTGCCTTTTGAGTTTCTTTCTTCTTAGTAGCACCAAAGGCAGTACCAAAAGTACAGACTGCATTAGTTAGTCCTTTATCATGCAGGTTTAGCATGTCGAATAAGCCTTCCACTAGAATTATAGAATCCATTATAGGTTTTGCATCAAAAGGATACAGAGATAGAGACATTCCAGGTGGGTCGAATATGTACTTAGGGTTAACATCAGAGTACATATGCCTAGCATTAAATCCTGCAATATTTCCAGAATCATTCCTGATAGGAAATACTATTCTATCTTCATAGTCTGAATGAGTAAAAGCTTGGAAATGATTAAGAGTTTTTACTGATATATCTCTGAAGGGAGTTACGAAAGGCTCCGCACCTTTAGGCACTATAAAGTTATCTACATACATAGCCCTTATTTTACTCTTTAGGAATAAAACTCTGTTATCTAGCATAGACACATTAATATTAAAATGTTTGTATATGCTACCAGCAAAACTGCACGCTAAGCAATGAAATACGCCTGTAATCTTATCAACACGCATAGAAGGGTTACTATCATCGTGATCTGGATTCAGGCACTCAATCAAGTAGTCGTTACCGCTTGGTCTGAATTTTAAATCTTTCTTATTTAGTAACTCTTCTACGTTCATTAGTGCCTCTTAGAATGGTAAATCGTCTGGTTTTTGCTCTCCGGCTTTAACTATGTAACCCTCAGCATCTTTCTTAGGTTTCTTCTTGAACTTAGATTTCTCTTCGTCCTCAGAAGGCTCAACTGCATCATCTGATGCAATAACCGCATCCTGTGGGGATATATTCAAGGTTTCCCAATCTATCCCACTTGCGAACTTAGTTGCAGGTATGTTACGAACTTTCGTAGTTTCAAAAGCAATGTAATCCTTTCCAGCTTTTAACGTAATCGCCATATCTACTGCGTCAAGCAGTCCTTTGGCGAACCTAGCCTCGCCAGTTTTATCTATTTGGTATGGAGCAACTATAACAATATTATGCTTCCTAGCTAAGTTCTTTAGCCCCTTAGACAAGGTAATTTGAGACTGCCAGTTGTATATGTCTTCAATTTCAATTTGATTAACATAGTCTACAACTACTACTTTTAGCTTATCACCAGCCTGTGACTTTAACTTTTGAATGTTCATATCAATATCAGCCAAAGTTAATTGCTGGTTATCAATAATTACTAACTGGTTTTCTGGCTTCAGTCTTTTAGTTGAAGATAGCGCTTTCTCTAGTTCTTTGTAATCCCTGTTAGAAACAAATTTCTCATACAGTTCCGAACTATCGACATACATACCACTAACAACTTTAGCCACTCTTCCTACTTCTACATCTGTTAATGTATTCTTTCTAATAGCAGAAAATCTCACACCTGCCATAGAAGATAACATACGCCAGTAAACTTCTTGCGCTCTCATTTCAATACTAAATAGAGCAGATACGTTACCTTGTAAGTATTGATTGTTTACTATATTTACAGCAACAATAGACTTACCAGAGCCACGCTCTCCACCTATAAATATTAACTCAGATAGCGCTATACCACCTGTTAAAGCGTCAAACGTATTATTAATCCCTAAAGGAACTCTAGCCCCTAACTCTTCATCTTCTGCCAATGTTAAGTCTGCGGCAGTATAAACTTCTTCTGCTACGTGTGTTTTCTCTTCTAGATAGAAGACAATGTCTGTTAGCTTCTGTTTTATCTCTTGAGTATCCATAGACGTTATATTGTCTAGGAACTTATCTAATTTTGTTAATGTTTCATCTTGAGTATACTGGTCAATCAATGCTTCTATTAAAAGAAGCCAATCAATATCTTCTGGAACTTCTAGTTCCTGTAAAGATTTTATACTATTTTTTGTTAGCCCATCCCTGCTAACTAATAATAAATCGTAGAAAGAGGGTAGAGCATTTCTTTTTGTGTAAAACTTAGTTATTGCTGTATAAATATTTATATACCCAGCACCAAAGAAAGAAGGTTTAAGCTTTGGAAATACTTCCAGTGCTTCCTCTGGGCTAGAAAGTAACTTATGCAGCACTACTCCTGAAATGTCTGTTGCCATAGTTACTCTTCTACTAGTTTAGACTCATTATCTACAATGAGTTGGTTTAAAATTCCCTCTACTTTATTTAAAATCTCTCTACGTGTTACTGCTAGTCTTTCCTGATACAGGTTTGGACCATCCTCAAAAAAGGAGTGAACTTGTGTTGTTGTAAGCAGTTCCTGAAGCCCAAAATAAATATGACTTTCAGGACTATTACCAGAAGGAGTAACGCTAACATCTGCACTACTGCCATAAAGGTGTTTTAAGTTTTGAGTTATTTCTTTTGCAGTAAGGGACTCACGATCTTCAAATACTAGAGTTACCTGCATTTTTGACGAATTCTCCTTCCTTTAACTCAACCATAGAAGTACCTATAATAGTCGAGCCCCTGTGGTTAAATGTTATATAGTCTTTTAGGTCATACAAATTAGCGAAAGCACCTAGTGCGTATACTTCTTGTGTTTTGGAATCTTGTAATAAAGCTACAATAGCTTTAACAACAGGTTGTGGATTATATAAGTTTAACTGCTTATCGGCTAGATAACAAGTACCGTCAGTTTTCCACTTTGTAACTACCCAGTTGTTGGGAGTTAACTGAACTTCCCCTACTATAGGGTATCCAGGGTCTTTTCCATTATCCATTGTATGGATTGTATATAACAATCCTCCCTTTAACTCAAAGGGCTTATTTAGGTTAAATTTCATATATTTCTCAGACAAAAAAGCGGAAGTAGGATTTTTAATATAAATTAAGTCCTACCTCCGCTTAGTTAATTAGCTATTTAAAATAGCGTCGGTTAAGTACTATTACTAGTCTTTACGTTCTGCAATTTTTGCTGCTTTTTTAGCACCATCATAGTTTTTAGCAGTCAAACCACGATGTGTAAGCATTGTTTTAACGCCACGTTCTGATTTATCAATGGTATCTGCGATTTCTTCTACAGTCATTTCAGAGATATTATCTAGTCCAGCTAAAGGATCTACTACTGATTTAGCAGTTGACTCACGCTGTTTAGGGATATCTAAACCACTTTGACGGTTTAAGCTAAGAGCTTTACCGCGAATTGATTGAATTGGTTTATTCAATTTAGCCGCAATATCTTCAATGAAAGCGCCACTTTGTGCCATTGAAATAAACGTAGCTTCTTCTGCTTCAGAATATTTTTTAGCAATTTCTTGCTTCGGAGTAGCCTTAACATGAGAAGTTAATTCCATGCTTAAAAGTTTACCTTGAATTGATTTAGCAGTATGACTGCCGCCTAGTGCTGATGCCGCAATTTCAGCATAAGTAAACGAGCCGCTGTTGTCTTCAACGAAAGCCGCTAATTCTGCTTCTTCTGCATCTGTAAAGCTTTTTACACGCTCTTTAACAGATGATTCTACTGGATAGCCCATACGACGTAGTTTAGATGCTACTGAACGAGTAGATGTTTCTAACGCAGTTGCTGCTGATTCTACTGCTTGATTGGTTACTTCTGCCGCTGATACTGCACCTACTAGACCTACTAAAGTTGCTTCGCGAGCTTCATCCCATTTTGGTAATGTTGACATGTTTTATTTCCTATTTAAAAAATTAGTTAATGATATAATTTCGATTCCAAGAGCTTCTGCTTTCTTCTCTTTGCTAGAACCTTTTAACTCTTCACATATCAAGTACTTAGTACTTCCTGTGACAGAGCTTCCAACTTTCACACCTAGACTATTTAATAACTCTGCTAAAGAGTTACGAGTGTGTCCTTCTATCTTACCAGTACAACAAACAGTAATGTTTGCATCTAGTTTAATACTAGTGCTCGGTTTTTCTACCGTAAAACTAAAAGGAATCTCACTATAGCTAGGGTACTCGCTTATTATCCAATTAACGAGACTTGCTGTTGCTTTTTCTCCCAAGCCTGCTTTTTTACAGGATTCTTGGTTAATATCCTCAATAGAGGAAATGACAGTAACTAACTTATCCGATGCGGATCTCCCGATCAGCGGTATACTTAGTGCGGATAAGAATGTGGCTAATGTCATTGTTTTAGAGGTTTCCAACTCGGTAAAGAGTTTTTCTCCCATTTTTAACCCCATAATCTCTATCAGATTACTTAATGTAACCTCATATAAATCAGGGATACTAGTTACTCCCAGCTTTTCTAAGGTTTTATCCCCGAAGCCTTTAATTTTAGCTTTGTTTGTAAAGCTAGCTACGCGCTTCGAGTTCTGAGCCTCACAGCTTGAGTTTCTACAAAATAGCTGATCTGTTACCCTTTCAAGTAAACTTTCGCAACAAGGGCAGTGAGTTGGAATGCTTAACATTTTGTTACCCTCGCTATTTTATTTTTTCATTATGTATATTATACTTTGATCGGCTAATAAAATCAAGCTAATTTATCTGCACCCGTAAGTAAAGCTAAAAAAGTCAGTCTAAAATCTTGGTACTCGGCGCGAGGGTAATTTTCCTACACCTAAAAGTGGCTTAGCCAGAAGTTGGCAATAATATGTATCTCGGTTATAACCGTTAGTAGAATAAACAGCGTTCTAACTAATGCCACACTATCTGCTTCCTTTTTATTCTGGCTCGCCTTTTCTCCTAGTGCCTTAGCCCATATTGCCCAAATCATAGTTTCCCTAATATTCTTGGTATTACGCCACCAGCCCTAGTGACCAATATTGTATCTCCAACATCTAAATCCATATCCTCAATAAATCCAGCATTATGAAGGCTTGCACGTGTAATCTTAGCATCATCTATAATTACTTCCTCAAATATAGCAACAGGAGTAACCTTACCGCTTGGACCTACTTGCCAAACTACCTCTAGTAATTCAGTTTCTTCAATCTCCACAGCGTCTGATTGCTTTCTTGCATATGCTCCTCTTGGGAACTTAGAAGTGAAGCC